ATTAGCGACAACGTAATCGCCAGTTGGTGCGAATGCGCCAGTTTGAGACGTAGTAACGAAGCTGCCAGTTGCACTAGCGACAACGTAATCGCCAGTTGGTGCGAATGCGCCAGTTTGAGACGTAGTAACGAAGCTGCCAGTTGCACTAGCGACAACGTAATCGCCAGTTGGTGCGAATGCGCCAGTTTGTGAAATTATTAAGAAATTGCCAGTATTTCCAGTCGTTACGTAATTCGTTAAATCAACGTTGCTCGCACCAAATCCACCAGTCATTGATGTAGTTATAAAATTACCAGTTTGATTAACGGTAACGTAATTGCCAATTGGAGCGAATATTCCAGTCAAACTTCCAGTATTAGCACTTCCACCAAAATTTCCTGTCATGCCAGTAGTAATAAAACTACCAGTTCCAAATTTATTTAAGCTTGAACTAGTAACAACTGAAACTAATTGACATTTATCATTTTTAAAATAAATAGTTTCATCTGCAAGTTGCACGTAAAGCTCACCATTAAGTAAGCTTTCTACATCTGGAGTTCTGCCAGACGTAGACGTTCTTCTTTGTAAAAATCTGAAAGGTATATTTGACATGATCTATATCATTCTTACACCTTAATTTAATGCGATTAAGAAGAAATTATCTTTACCAAATCTATCTTTGCGAACCATCGCATTGATGTAGTTTCGTCACCTTTTACTTTTATTTTAAGAGATCCATCCGTCGTATCAGCAATCGCAACAGCAGTATAAGCCAAATCAGTTCTAGCAAAAGTATTGGTTGTTGGATTGCTTGGAAACATCACGGAATCATATTGCAAAGTCTCTTCAATTTGCGAAGATCTTTTTACTATTCCCTTAATTTCAAAACCTGCGAATTTCGAACCGCCAGCTCCAACTATATAAGCTGTAAAAAATATGTTAGTATTATAATCAATCGGATAAAGAGCAGTTGAAGAATTTATTTCTAGAAATTTATATTGATCATCTTCTGTTGAAGTTCTTGCTGCAATTAATGAGTATTGTGAATCTCCAGCTTGCCCGAAAGATCCGTTTGAAATAGTAAACTCTCCATCTTGAAGTGTTGATCCAGAATTACCAAAAGCAAAAGAATTTTGACAATTTGTTTGATTGCAATTTCCAAATGAATAAGAAAAAAATCCTTGATTTGCTAAAGTTTCTCCGCTAGTTCCTTGCATTGGATTGTGCAAAATCCAATTGCCGCTACGCCAACAAATTGAATCGCCATCATTAATTGATCCAGTATTTACATAAACAAATTTTTCGTCAGCCTGCGGTTTTGTATAGAAATCATCAGCAAGATCAGCTAAAGATCCAGGTTCAAATGTTTCTCCATTCCACAGCGGAAAATCTCCATAGCAAGCACCATACCATTTTAATTTATTAAAACCGCTAACATCTCTATCTGTTGGGATTGATGTTAATTGATTTTGAGCATTCTTAAATAAAAGAAAATTATCAGCAAGCTGCAAATATAATTCTCCATGACAAAGACTATTGGTTTCTGGAATTCTTCCAGAAACCCTAGTTCTTCTTTGTAAGAATCTAAATGGCTCAGACATTGCTCAATTATTCTTCGCCAGCATCTACAATTCCACCGTCAGGTAATGCATCGCCATAATAAATTTGAGCAAAATCATCTAGAGTTTCTTCCGATCCAGCGTCACCAGTTGGAGGCATTTGAGTTGCTGCTCCAGCCGCAGCTGCAGCAATTTGAGCTTCGTAACTTACAGATTCATATCCACCCACTTGAAGTGGCTGAGATTGATAGATAGTATATTTGGTTATTAAACCATCTAATTTTTGTTTTGACTCCTTTGCCAGATCCCTATAAACCTTTCCTACTTCATTCCTATTAACAAAAGAAATACTATTATCTCCATCAGAAACAGATAAAATATTATCTCCAGCATTTGATGTCGCAGTAATTCCTCTTAATATATTTCTCGCTTGTTTGTTATAAAAATTATAAAGATAAGTTTCTTTATAAATAGCTTGTTCCTCTAAACCTAAGCTTGGATTTTGTCCAGAAAAATTTGTGTTTATTAATGTATTTAACAAACCTAAATTCTCAGATAGCCACGCGCAAATTTGGCTATAATTAGCAGCATTAGAATCCGAATCAAATTCGGAACTATATATTCCACTAGCCAATATACCTAATTCACTCATTAATTAATTTCCCCCAAAATCTTTAATGTTCTTGCGTGCTTTGGATTATTTTTATCAAGTTTAATTTGGTGTGCAGCTTGAGGAATTAAATTTCTTCTAGAATTTTTTGAATACGCTTTAAATTCTTTTACTAAAGCATTCTTTAATCTGCTTCTGTCCAAAAAAGGATTAAGGCCAACTCGTTGAGCAATCTTTTGAAGATCTGCATGAGTTGCGCCTTTAAGATTTTCCTCAAAAACTTCTAGTTCATTTGTGCCAAATGGACTAATCTTATCAATACCCAAAAGTGATTCTAAACTTTTTTGTTTTGCAATAAAATCTTTACCATTTGTTTGCTCCAATGAATCTATGTCTTTCATATCATAATATTATAAAAAAAATGGCCGCTCTTTAAAGGAGCGGCCACTCTTTTTTTAATTAATTAAGACTAGGAACGTCTGATGATCTTACCGAAGAGTGCGCGGGTATCGAGTACCATACGACCTTCTTCGAGAGAACCGAAGTATCCGATCTTGTTTTGGCGGATGCTGTATTGATCGTCAGCGATCAATGAGAACTCAGCGCCACTTTCCGAATCAGTTGCAACCGCACGAATCAATGATTCGCGATTACGATTGATGCCGAGAAGCAACTCGTCTCTTGTTCCAGATGTTGCGCCTTCGAATGCAGCTCCACCACTACCATCAGCTTTAGCGTAGGTTGTAGAAGAAGCGACGGTGTCGAAGATATCATTGAACTTCCTGCCAACACCAAATTCATTGAAGATCAAGAGATTGACGCCGTAGAAAGAAGGAACGCCAGCACCATTGAACAATCCAACACGAACTGAATCAGGAGCAGCGATACCAGCATTACCTCCATCTGGAGTTGTTGCCAATACACCCTTTGTGTTGATTGGATTGTAAGCCATTGCGCGAAGCTCTTCTTCGATTTCTGGAGAAATCATCAAATCAGTGATTCCCATTCCAGATACTCCACCAGCGGGAGTTCCACCAGTGAAAGATGTGAAGACCCTACGAGAAAGTGTCAAGAGTTCGTTCATGTCTTGCAACAAGAAACGACCAGCTGCGTTAGCACGTTGAACATGCTTTTGGCCATTTGTGGTTGCATTTGCCAAAGCTGTCAAAACTAAGCTTGCAGAAGTTCTTTCTTGTTTGAAGAGAATTTCTTGAGCCATGCGAGTGAAAGTCTTGCTGACTACATCCATACGGCTCTTAGCTGCATAACGCTTATCGAAGCTGAGAGCAGAATCAAGAGTGTAGGTTGTAATCTTCATTTCTTGTGTTGCAGGCAACACTTGATTTGTTGGAAGACCGCCAGCTACGGATTGGCTGTAAACTTGAATGTAATCTTCATCAGTAATGTCATAATACAAATCCAAAGGAATTGAAGGATTATCTTCGGAATTGAATTGAAGAGTTGAGAAGAGGTTAGACAATACAGGAGCATTGTTGATAACTTCTGCGAGAACAGGTCCGAGGAATTGCGCCAAAGCTACTTGTGCTTCGTAAGCAACGTCACGATTCTTGGAGGCCATAGCCTTTACCAATTCGATCTGTTCAGGAGTTCTTTTAAGTGAGATTTTCATATTACTTTTTAAATTTAAATTATTAGCCTAATTTGATGATTGCGTAATTACCAGAGAAGGTGTCTGCAAGAGTAGCGCCATTAGCGCCTCTTGAACCAGTAGCGAGAACTGATCCAATAGCTGCAGAATCAGTTAAAGCTGCACCTGTAATTTTTCCTGCAGTTGCAGAAAGTTTAAATCCAGCGCCAACAGTCAAAGTACCATCATAAGCTCTTGAGGAAACTGTGAATACTCCGCGAGTTGCAACAGGTACGGATTGACCAGGGAGCAACACTTGATGGTCAATAGCTTTTTGCTTGTAATAAAGAAGCTTTTCACCATTTTCATCATACTTTGCAGTTTCGAAAAGTGTAATTCCGAGAGGTTTGATATCACCAGAAGCTGCAGGAGCTACTTTAAGAGATACGGATGGATATGCATTTGATCCAACGAATGGATAATCAGTTTTTCCAAGATAGGAATTCGATCCGTATGTAACGGGATCAAGATCCAAATTTCCAGCCGCAACTTTTACGAAAACTCCAGCATCACCAGCACCAAAGCCAGTAATGTTTTCGTTAACCGAAGCGTCTTCGAGTGCGAACATGTTGATAACTTCATGTTCATTATATTGTCTAAAGGGTAATAGTCTTTTGCCCATATTATTTTATTTATTTGTTTAGTTTTTCTGTTAAGAAATTGTGATGTTGTCTTTGCTAAATGCACCCTTGAATTTTTCAATTAGTGATTTAGGAGCTTGAGAGGATTGCTCATTATTGTTTGGCACTCCAACTTCGGAAGCTTCGACTTTATCCAAAGCGTCTTCAACGGAAGCTGAAGCTTTGGATTTTAATTCTGAAATTCTTTTTTCGACTTCTGCGTCGATAGCAGCTTTCATTTGTTTTTCTTTTTCTTGCTTTGCTTGCTTATCTTTGTTCTTCCACATTACGCCGAGTTTCTTTTTGAAAGCAGCGAAAGCTTCTTCGCTTTCTTCTAAATTCTTAATGTCTTCTGCCAAGACTTGACGATCTTCGTCATCGAGTTCAAACGCTTCGTCGATTTCTTGCATTCTGACATTGAAACGAGCGAGAGCTTCTGCAGCTTTTCTTTGAGTTTCAAACTCATTAATTTTGGAAAGCGCTTCAGCTAATTGTTCTTGAACTTGCTCAACGGAAGCTTTAAGTTCGAGCTTTTCTTTTTCCGCATTTTCAACGGAAAGTTTAGCTTGTTCAATATCCTTGCGATATTCTTCGTCCTTCTTTTTGATTGCTTCGGTAAATGTTGCAGTCATGTTTGCTGCAGCTTCTTGGGAAATTTTCTTTTCCAAAAGAGCTTCTTTAACTTCGGAAATAAGATTGTCTAAATTCATGGCACTTTCTTTTTGATGGTTTACAGTGGTGTTTTGTGATTGGGAATTTTTTTTGGTGAAAAAGTGAGATTTGAAATGATAGATTTTGGCTTTTGGTTCTTCTTTTGGTTCGTAATTTTCAGCCTTGTCGGTAATGACTCCATTAACATCTGCGGCAGGATTTGTTGTAAAACCAATACCGAGTGGATATACTTCTCCGACTACTAAACGATAAATTTTTGTTCCATCATCAAGCTTTCCAGAACCTCCATAAGATTTTAATTTGCTTTTTAATTCTTCTATATGTTTTTGATCGCTAACAATTTCCGCATCTTTTAAATTGTCAGAACCAATTGCAATTTTGTAATCATTAAAACCTAATTCCCAACTTGTAGAAATTTTACCATAGTATTCGCTTGATGGATCTTCGGACGAAGATTGCAACGCTAAAGCAAATTCTTTATTAACAAATTTATAGACAACAGCGCCCAAAGAAATATTAAAAACATCGGAATAATTATTTAATTCGTCTGGCGTTAAAATTTGGCTATCTCCATACCTACTAAATCCAGCAGTTAAAATATGCCCAACAACTTTTTCTTTTTTGTGTTCGATATTTGTTGGCTTATGTTTAAAAAGTTTAGCAATTCTTAATGCAGTTTCCGTATCAATGCCATCATCATTTTTATTGAAACGATTTACTAACGCAGCATTAAATGCGACTCCCAAAAGATCGATATTTTCATTAAGATCTACTTCTTCATTCGGAATTAGTGATGATAAATTTTCTAAAGATGCTCTAGTAATTTTTTCTTCGGTTAAAATTGGGCAAACTTTAATTTGACCATTTGTAAATTGTGTTATATATTTATATTGATTGTTCATCTTTTTCGGAATGATATAAAATTGCAGACGGGTAAACTTCTAGCTCATGTTCGACAGAAATATCTAAAACTTTGTCAATTGTATTAAGCTCTTGAATTTTATTAATATCAATTACACAAGTTTCTAATTGATTCATCCATTGATCCATTTCTGTAGCGCATACAATCGACTCGCAAAGTTTATCAGCCATTTGAGTTTGACTTTCATTTAAAGTTTCAATCTCGTATTTTGCTTTTAATTTTTCTTCGACTTGTTTTCTGAAGTTATCTACCTTGCCAACAATGTTTTGAATATTTTTTTGAGAATATGCTTTTACTACTTTTTGAGAAGTTGGTTTTTTAGTTCCAGTTGGACGGCCTGGAGATTTAGGAGTTGTATTTTTTTGTAAGGCTGGATTTGCAGCTGCTGGTGGAACGTTTGCTCCAGCTGGAACTTTAGGAGCTGGAGGAGCAATAACGGGAACGCCACCCACAAGAGGATTATAATAACCCTTCTTTCTTTCTTTAACGAATTCATCTTGAACAGTTCCTATATCTTCAGAACTTGGGAATCTTCCAGTATTGAATACGTCTAATCCTTGTTGAGGAGTTATAATGCCTAGCTCCATTAAGCGAGTTGTAATTCTAAGGACTTCAGTTTCATCCTTTGAGTCCATATCTACAAACTTAGCTGTTGGAATAGATCTAAATCCTAAATTTTTTGCAGTTCTTCTAATCTCTCTTTGCAAGAAATCATTCAAGAAAGCTCTTCTTGCTTCATTCAATCTATCCATGAATATCCGAGCTTTAACTTCGGTAGTATTATATTTTTCACTACCGATCATTATGTTTTGTAATCCTTGTCTTATGTCTTCATTCAGGACTTGGTATTTTTCTGGTCCAATTATTTTGGAAATGTCTGGAATAATGAATTCTGCTTTTGTTGTGTAATCAGAAACTAACACTCTTCCAACGCTTTCGTTCATGAAAAGCTGCTGCATAGCCAACAAGTTGTTTTGATTAATTCCCCCCTTGTCTGGCTCAGTCCCCATTGTTATCAATAAAATAACATTCTCCACTGTTCGAGTTATAGCTTGGTCCATTTTCTTCAATTCTAGCTTTGCATTGATATCTTCTAAAACTGAGAAGCCAAAAGGAATCGCAAAAGGTTCATAATCTTGCTTCTTATAAAAACTATAAGAAAGTTTTTCATTTTCTAACTTTATCAATAGTCCGCTTGAATAATATTGGCCCTGCTTAATCTTTTCTTGAACATCGGGCGGCAAACCTTTTAAAACCTCTTTATCGTAGTCATCTTTTGGATTGCGCAATCTCTCCATGTCGTATTCAGAAAGAATTTTTTCATAAGCTCCAGTTGCAAAACTCGTACTTCTTTTTGCTACGATATCAAAAGGATTTAATAAGATATATTTGATTGGAAGTTTGTTTGGCTTTAGTCCTTCGGCTGCGTAAGTTTTTGATATAGTTGCAAAATCTTCCAAAGAAAATTCTCCATCAACTCTATATAAGAATATATTGCCGCTTCTGTAGTACTCTCTAAAATATTGATCTTTTAAGTCCCATAAACGTATCTTATTGAACCATTTATAGAAAAAGTCTCTAGAAGATTTATTGCCACCTTCTAAATAGATTTCAGAATTAGCAAATTCAGCCATTACATCGATTGAGTTTCTAAAAATAGAAACGTTTGCATATGCCTTTTGGCATAACTCAATAGCTTCTCTTACGTTAACTCCATCTGCTGCATATTCGTATGGCAACATGCCCATTCGAATGCTACTAAAGCGATTATATGGATTGGCAAATGCTGCTCTATTTATTCTTGTCGAATTAGTTCTTACTGCACCGTTCTTATCTCCAGACCTAGTATAATTTGCTGTAGAAATTGAAGCGTCAGAAGTGTAAAAAGGATCTCCAGCCGTAATTGGTGGAACTGACGCAGAACCTTGAGAAATTTTAACTTCTGCTGGATATTCTTTTTTGAATTTACCCCAGTATTCTGACTTTTTATTATACTTCCTTTTGTCTGACATATTATTGATTACACTTAAAAGTTAACTTTAAAGTCACTTTATGAACATTGGCACAAATGATACGATTTCCACTTCTGGAGACTTTAACATATCATAATAAATATTCATCATCCAATTACCTAAAATAAGAGCAGAATAAGAATCTTTTCTTGCTCTATCTGGACCCTTCTGACCTTTTAAGTTAGGCGGCAAATCAAAAGTCTGAGTACCATTTGCAGTACTACTTGGTTGAATTAATGCGCATTCAGCTTTTGTTAAATCAAGCATATCTTTTTGATGTTCAATAAAATCAATCATCTTTGCGCCAGAGCCTTGACTTTCATCTTCCACACGTAAGAATTTAATATTATCTATCGGAATGCTCTTATTCCTTTGTGATTGATAGTCGTCATTCATTGCTGCGCCAGCAAAGAATATCTTTTTATGATCAAAGTCTGCTTGGAGCAATTCATTGGCATATCTAATCCAACCAGAAGAAGGTTTTCTTAAATGGCAAATTCTTCTTTGAGAAATGTTGTATTGATTTTTGCAGTCTCTAATTGCAGAGTGGTAATCTGGCAGATTATCGAAATCAGCATCAAAAGTTTCGATTTTAATTTTTGAATTTTTAAACAACTCACTTTCGTTTGCGGAATTTAAAAACTGAACGCCTCCGTTGTAGTCACCAACCATGCAAACAATATTAAAATGAGTTATTAAGTAATGAAAATAAAATATATGATCTTTTAATGTAGTTCCAGCTACGGCATAACTATGAACAACTGTGCCAGTATTTTTTTCAGTATTTAATTTGATAACTTGCATGGCGAAATCATCAGAACCTTCTGATTCTGACCATGAGGGGTCGAATGCTAGGATATATTTAGCTCCAGCTTCTCCTGCAATTTCTACGGATTGTCCTTCTCCATCTTTTATGGTACAAGCGAGCATTTTACTGACTTTAAAGTAGCCACTACTATCATCAGTAAACACTGCTCCATACTCTCTTTGAAATGCAGATTCACTTAAGGTCGCTTTTGCTTGCTGTAAAGCTGCGGCATCATACAATTGGCTAGGTGCGCAGTCATAACTGAAATGCATTATTACTCTATGCGCTAAATTTTTAGTATCTTCAGATTTTATTAAGCTTTCGTATTCTTGATATATCTTATAAAGATATTCAAATTTATAACTTGCCGATGACAGGCCAATAATTTTATTGTTGGGCCAAATTGTTCTTTCGTCCTCAGTCATTTTTCCTTCGGCAATCATTTTGCTTTCCATGTTGTAAATGTTTTGCCTTTCGGTAGGATTTTCTACAACCGCCAAGAATGGAGTTATAACTTCTGTAAAAATCTTTTCTGGCATCAATAAAAATTCATCAATAATCATTCTTTGAAAACGAAAACCGCGAAGCTTTTCGCCATCACCCAATGGAAGTGCAGTAATACGAGATCTGCCAATCTCCATGAACCATTCGTCATTGCCTCTAGAAACCCTCGTAATAGCCTCTGCAAACATTGAGGCTTTAACTGTCTTAGAAATCTCTTCAATCTTTCTAAAAATCATCTTTGCCTGACGAAATGATTTAGATATGATGCCAATATGAACGCCTTGATGCATGATGGCATCCAATACTGCGAAGACTCCAGTCGTAAATGAGTTATGATTTAAGATGCCGTCTGCGACATAACAGCATTCCTTTTCAACTTGAATGTCAACAGTTACAGCATTAGACTCATCTATGGAAGCGACCTTTTCAAAGATGACATCTTCGCGAATAAGATTTGTTAATTTATCGTAAAGTTCTCCTTTGATATAGCCAGTCTCAAGTATTTCACCAAGTAATCTTCTACTAGAATTTTTGCGAAAGTTCAGCTTGTAATTATTGTCATTAGCGATAACAATACTTTTTTTTCCAAAATGCTTTTTCAATACTTCGCCTACATAAGGAATATAATCACAAAATGATTCATTTTGAATTAATTGATCTGATATGCTTAATAACTTGTCAGATTTATGCCGAATATTAAAATTAATTTGCTTGGAAAATATTCGAGCTTCCTTTTGACTGCAAGCGATCAAACTCCAAGCTTTTTTACAATCATATTCTCGCCCATTTGGAAATTTAGACCTACTACCTTTGAAGGTAACGCTTTTACGAAAAGAAATTCCTAACTGAAGACTAAGATTTCGCACTTGATCAATTAACCCTTCGCTAGAACTAGTGAAACCTATTTTTACATTAGTTCCCTTTTTGTCTTTTTTTTGCACGGAACAATATCCATCCGTATCAAACAAACCTTTCAAAAGATAAGATAAATTTGCGCGAGAATTGTTGGTTAATGCGGAAGGAATAGTTTTTTCAAATGCTTTTTCATTACCAAACCCAATAAACTTTAAAAAGTAAATAAGCTCTTTTGAATATATTCTAATGTCTCTGCAGTGAGAAGCTGTTTTCGTTGAAACTGAAACTTTCAATCCAATTTTTTTAGAAAAATATGTTAAAAAGTCCAACGTTTCATAATCCTCAGAAGAAATAGATACTCCCTTTTCTAAAATGCAACCATCTCCAATAAGCAATCCAAAAAAGTAATACCAATCCTTAATATCTTTTTTATTTAAAATTATTTTTTTAGGTTTGTTGTTATTGTTTTGTATTTCATTATTAAACTTGAACCCTTCAAAAATATCTCTTTCTAATAAATCTATATCGCATCCTCGCTTTAAAACAATATAATCATCTAGGCAAATATCCTTATTATATTTCCAATCGAGATTGAGATCTTTAGTCAAGACCATAGTGCGATGATAATCTAACCCTTCAGAAATAGCGCCAGATTTTGTTGTTATTTTATAAGTCTTCTGAATAGGGTTTACGGTTTTTCCAAGCACTTTATTAAAAGAGTTTAGTGATTGAACTTTATCTCCAACATTAATATCTCCTATTTTAATCAATCCCCGATTGGTCCATACTAAAGAGTTATAGTGACTACACTTACTTAATCCGCGACTCCAGATTCCTAAAAAATAATCAGTCTGAAACATCGCTTTAATTGCCATGTGCTGAAACGGAAATAATTCGACGCCAGTTAAAAGCTCGGAAGTGAACGAAGGATTCTCTCTAAGAAATTTATACAATAAAATCTTAGCTTCCCTCTCGTCCAGAAAGCCATCCTTCTCAAGAATTAGTTTATTAATGTCTCGATCCCTATTTCTGCTCTTTTGATTTCCTAATTCCCAACTCATAATTGTTTTTCGTTAATGAAATATTGTAAATCAACATTCCAAATTTTTTTTCCGTGAAGTAAGATTCTTGGAATTAAGTCTTCGCTATTTTTTCTATTGCCAGAAAAAACAAATTGACAACAATCTCTATATTCATGTTGCAATACTCGCATATTGTGATAAATATATTTCATGTTTGCTTTGTGCGCAGATCTTTTATTAGATTGCTCTAATTTTTTTAAATCAGATTCGACTACCACAAATAAATAGCAATCCATTGCCCTGCATCTATCCAACTCTCTTTTAAATCTTAAAAAATTATCTTTACTTAAAGTAGATTTGAAATCTCCCTCAGACTTTCTATCGACAAATGTATAATCAAAATGATCCTGTATCGCATAGTCGCCAACATCAAGTTTTCTGACTATTTGATTTTCAAAAAACAAAGGTTCTTGTTCTCTAGTATCAGTTAAAATAGTTAATTCTTTAATTGAATCATCTTTCCAAAATGCATCTGGAATTTTTGCATTGAACATTGGCTTTGCGCCAATTTCCTCGCATGCAAACGTATAACTCTTAAAGAATTTTTTATATATCGATATGCTTGGAAGCATGCTCGTATATAATTCAATTTCATTCGGTGCAAAATTTAAATTACGACTTTTAATTCTGGTAGCAAGCTTATCTAGTATATAATTTTTAACAGTTTGTTGGTTACCCACTGAACACCACTTATAAAGTTGATCAATATTGTCAAAATCATAATCAAAATAACTTTCTTTATTTTTAAAAGGTAATAATTCATTTGTTAATAAATTTCTGCGTGAAAAATGTTTAACGAAATAATCGTGCAGATATATTTCGTGTTTTTTAATATGCGCATGAAGGGATCTCTCAGAATCAAATTCCTGCTCACACTCTAAACAGTTAAATGACATCTTCTTTTGAAATTCCTAAAACTCTAGCTTTGAATGCAGCCATGCCTTCAAGACGTTCAGCCTCCTTGGATACTAATTCTTTTTGCATTTCTGCAATTCGAATCATATTTTTGCGCTCATCTTCTTCTTGAAACATTTGAACTAAAGAAAGAATCGAAGCATTTTCTCTTTGCTTGTTTTTCATTCTTTCTGCCCTATCGCCTTGAAGTTTTTTTGTTAAAGTTTCTATTCTGCCTTCGCATTGATGATATTCGCCACTTTTAGCTTTAATAATTTCTGCTAATTTAACAGTCATTTCATTTTGATCTTGCGCGTCCTCGAATAGGTCATTTAATTTATTCAAATGTTTGCTTATAACTTCAAGGTTAATAATTTCCTTGCAAACGTTCATGTATAAATTAAGTTCGTCTGCAGTTAAGTCTGGCTTATCCCAAGTCAATCTCACAAACTCTTCCTCAAAAAGATTGCGATCATCTTTAGAGGTATAGTTGTTCATTATTTTAATAAATCGAGAATTCGATAAATTAATCGCCATCTTGTCTAAGCAATTTTTTTGATTTCTAGCTAACTTTAATTCTTCTAATTGAGTTCCCGTGGAATCGAAAACTTTTTTAATTAATCTGGGGTATGATTTAGGTGGGCTGTAATGCGTCAATAAGCCACTTTCTTGACTTGGTACAAAATCCTCATTAACTGTGCGGATATGTTCCAATACTGCCCTCTGTTCGGCTCCTAGCTTCTTTACTTCCCTATCTGGAAACAATAATTCAGCAATCGCAAATGAACTCATTCCATTTTCAGCGGACTGCATGATGAAATGTTTGTTTGCCTCAGTTAATTCGACTGCATCTACTTTTTTATGCTTTGTGGTTTTATACTCAAGCTTATTTCTTACAAGAAATGCCCTAATTAATTTTCCTTCAATTGACCTTCCATCAATATCTTCGTTTCCGAAAACTTTTTTAGTTAAAAGATTTAGGTCTTTAACTAATTTATAATTATTTAAAATAAATTGCTCTTGCTCGAAGCTTAAACTTAATGGTTTATTCTGCTCCAAGCTCAATGATTCATTCTGATCCATAACAGATGTCTTTATTTTTTAGAATTTCTAAAGCTTTTTCCCTGAAAAGTTTTTTGAGATTTTTAATTTGCTTGTATCCAATCATTCTGTTCTTTTCAGTTGTTTTATATCCCATAAAACGAGCAACTTCCTCTTCATCTTTCTTCTCAAAGAAAAGCATTACATATGCGCTGTATTGCTTAAGTGTTAAAACTTTTTTCATCTCGTCATTTAATACATCAACAGAACTAAATGAAAAAAATGAATTATCTATAGTTTCTTCAACTTCTTTTTTGTGGTTCTCCAAAGCTAAAGGCATCTTCAAATCATAACCACTCTTCTTCTGCCGTTCCCATTTCTTAAACAATTCACAAAATCCACTTTGTAATCCATTGGGGGAAATAATACACTGATCTTCACCACCATTATGTGGACAACTCAAACATGGTCTTATGTAATTTGTATAATTATTCCTAATTAAATTTTTAAGTTGATTGGCTATTATTCTTCCAATCCAAGGTTCAAGCGGTTTCGACTGATCCCACATTCCCCACTTTTTATAAATATGTAATTTAATGATTTGAGAGACATCATCAAAATCCATCCAAGCAATAGCGGTCAATTGCCACTTATTTCTTTTCTTGTTTATCGCTTTGATTATTATTTCGCTTTTTTCTTCAAAGGTGAATTTTTTAGTTTGATTTTCGCTCATCCATTACCTCATCTATGCTTTGACGTTCGCCTAATTTTAATGACTGCTGTTCAAAATTTCCATTAAGCAAATCGGACATTTTGACCACTCTTACATCTGATGAGTTGTCTATATCTACTTGAAGCGATCTAAGTCTTGGCACTCTAGTAGAGTCAGAAAATGTATCTTCGGCATAACTTTCTTCATCATAATCGTCTTCAATAGAATCTTGTTCGTCTGGTTGATCTTTGCGCAATTTTACTTGAGCAGAAGTTGGCATTTTTTTATGCGAAGTTCTTCCAGCATAAGGTTGACCACATTTCGAACAGAAATTCGGTGGCGCGAACTGATATTCAGATTTACTTCCGCAGCTTGGACAGAATATTGATGCCATATTTTTCTTATTATATAATCAAATAAGAAAACCTTCTTTAAAGAAACCTTGGGAAATTAAAAATGATTATAAGTAAAAATAATATCTAATTATTATTTTTTTCCTTATCTTTTTCTTGCTGCAATTTAATAATAATATATTTTAAAATTCCACTTCTATAAATATCGTTATTGTCGAATTCAAAACAGAAAATTCCATTATCTTGTGAATCTTGATCATTAAACAAATTAAACATTTGTCTAAATCCAGTAGATTTAACATCTGCTTGCATGAAATCTCCGCAGATAAACATTTTACTATTTTCGCCAATGCGAGTTATTAAAGTAACTAGTTCTTTGTAGGAAAAATTCTGAGCTTCATCAGCTACAATTAATTTATCTGCCCAACTTGCACCTCTGAGATAATTTATTGGCTTTGCAGAAAGCAGTTCACTTCTTTTTAACCAAACTGCATGCTCTTCAGAAACCATTTCATCGATCTTTTCCCATAATGGAGTTACGAATGGTTCGAACTTGTGGTCTGCTTCGCCTGGTAAACTTCCCAAGCCCTTTTCTGCGCTTTCAGCAATACTTCTTACGTAGATTATTTCTTTATTTGTATCTTTCGCGAGCAAATTAATTGCTGCGTATACAGACATATAGGTCTTGGATGTCCCTGCTGGTCCTGCTAAGAAAATTATCTTAGATTCGTCAGCCAATGCTAATTCCAAAAATTGTTTTTGTTTATCTGAAAATTTAAAAGGTCTTTGCTTAAAATTTATTTTTTCTTTAGGTCTTGGTGCAATTTTTAAATCTTGAGTTTTTTTGAGAACTGGTTTTTTAGCCATTTATATATTATAAATTAAAGAATAACTTCTTTTATGATAATCCTGCCATTCAACATTGAATTTTGAGAAACAGATACTTGTTGAGATGTGATTCTTCCATTAATATCAAACGATAAAGAGTTATAGTTTTGATCTGGAGTAGAATCTTTCTTACTCAAGGGAAGGAAGTGTACATTTGTGGCGCCTGGATTGACTCCTGTGATATCTACTACTGCTCCTATATTTTCCCCTTGTACTGTTGTAGTTCTTTCTACAGCAGTTAGGACTACTGATTCTGGAGTTTGTTGTCCTAATGGATAAATTGGCGTTCTTTGGCAATCTACATTAATTTCTATTGATATTTTAGTTGATGGAATGTTTACTGTAGATCCATCCATCCTAGTCGTCAAAGCGTGCAAAGCTTCATAGTATGGAGCAGATGTATTTTTGGGTACTGCCAATTGATCAGAGAAACCAGATAAAGTTTGACCCTTTAAATCCGTGACATCGTAAGCTATAAAATTAGCAGAAACAGAAACTGGTTGATAAGGATTTATTTTTACTGAATATCCTTGGAGATATACTTTTTTAAGCAAGAAATTTGAGAAGTATATTTGATGTCCAGCGCTAAAATCGCCAGTTAGTCCAAAAAATCCTAATTGATTTTCTTTTTGAATATTAGTTATTGAAGTGTCCTTTTCGATGATTGGAATAAAGGACATCGAAAATTTACCTTCCAAGGGACCAGTCAACGAATAGTCATTTCTAATCTGCGCTTTGCCCAAATAACGATTTGCAGTTAAATTTGTGTCTAAAGCTAGACTGGCTTCTGTCGCCATGAATATCTTTGATACATTTTTTGATGGAGCTGTATTTTGTGAAGTGAATTCTGCAAATACTGGTAAATCTGAATATTTTAAAAATGCCATTGACTTATTCCTTTAGTCTTTTTACACTCTTCAGATGACCAAGAGCGTAACTACCAAAATAAAAAAGTGTATAGAAATAGCAAAATGCCTGAAGAAAGACAGGCAAACAGGTAGAGCTTTTCATGTAACTTTCGTTTACAATAAGAACAAGTTAATAAGCATTGGAATAAATAATCTTAAAAAATTGCATAGAAGAAACATGTTTGGAGCTTATAGGGGATTTAAGGATAATCCAGAAAAGTATATTGCCTCAATTCATTCTGAGATTGATGCTTTAATTAAGATGGGGAAAACCGATTGCTCTAAGCTTACCTTTGTTAATGTGCGTATTGATAACGAAGATAATGTTAAAATAGCAAAACCCTGTCAGAACTGTATGAAAGTCCTGCAGGGTTTGGGCTTTAAAAATATATTTTATACTTTAGATAACGGATCTTACGAATCCGTTTGGTGACATCCTCCGCCACAGCATTCATCTTGTGGGCAATCTTCAATTAGATCATTAATATCTTGCATTGTGCATTTCTCTACAAACATTGGCATGTTCTCCCCAACGAATGCTCCAAGAATATTAAATTCATAATATTCTAAAGCTTCTTCTTCGGACATTTTGCCATCGCTGTCTTTAATCAGTTTGTCAATTACTTTTGCTTGATCATAAACTAAGGTTCCTCTATTGCCGAAACGGAACCCTAAGCCAACAAGACAATCATCGAATCCATCAGCTTTGATGTAGACAGGTTCAGTAATCTGGTCATCTTTGATTTCGCCCATTTGGAGATTTTTTGCATATTCCATGTGCATTTGATAAAGATGTTCTCCTTTGGTTGTGGTTATTTTATCATTTTTAATTGTTTCGAAATAGGTGATGGAGCCTAAGCCGTCATTAAACCATTTGAGCTGATGCTCGATTGGAATCATGAAATGTTTGTGGCCAACTTCATCTTTCTTCTCAGTTGTGATGTGAGAATAGTGTTCGAGCAATTCTTTTGTCGATGTGAATATGTTAATTTGTTCTGTTTTCATTGATATTGTAGTAAAATGAATCCGTATCTTCTGACACCCATTTATCAGATGCAGTTTCTACAGATAGTAATTCATTGTCTACTTTAATATCTTTTTTGTCAATTGGAAAATCGCGGCAAATGAAATTCGAGTCTTTCCAATATATTCTATTGTTTGGTTGGCAGAGAAGATAGCCGTCGTCTGCCGCTAAGATGTGGCCACACTTGTAATCGCTAGGTTCTTCGCTGTAGGGATTGTCATACCAATCCACAGTAAACATATAAGTTGCCCAGATTAATTTTTTATCTTTTAAAATGACTTGGCATCTCTTTTGTTTGAGATATTCATAGCTTATGACTTCAGCTTTCTCGCCAAAACAATCCCAGAGTTGTTTGTAGTGGTAGGGGATATCACATCCTGGCGGCTTAGTAAATATTTCTGATATTGGAACTCGCGAACGAAGCATTCCGTAATCGGTCATGATGTGAAATGTTAGGATTTTTCCTGAGATTGATTGGAGGGCAAATGCAATACAAGGATCGAAAACCTCTTTGTCTATATTTTTTTTAGTAAAGTGTGATCTGCGGACGAAGCACTTGAAGTTTACGTCGTGGTTCATAAAAAAGGTTACACGAATAGTAGCGTCCGATTTTTTTTGACTTTAGTTATATGTTGTATAGGGAGAGATTATAATGATTTTAAAAAAAAGGGGGGGGTAGTTTGGAATGGTGAATTTTTGGGGGTAGACTGAAAAAATAGTCCCCCCTGGCCTGGCCGCCGATGCACCGCATGCATTTTTCAAATAATGGGGGGGGTAAAAAAACATTAAATAAATGTTGCGGTTCGAAAGCGCTTCGCTTAGTCTTCTCACATGGATATGAAATTGACTGTGAACGGCGAAGTGATCGAGTGTTTTGACATTGAGATGGATGGGATCGATATGCGCGATTATCCAGACTTCTGTGACGCATTCATTATCGGGGCTTTGAAAAAGGTTGGCAATGAGTACGTTGCGCTTACTGCTGAGGAGCTTGAAAGCATTCCTTCAGACGATTGCCAAGAAGCCGCTCACGATTACATTCACTAGTCACTGAAACGGAGAGGGTTCCATCCCCTCTCTCTAACCTTCTCTCATTCACCTACTTATGCAAGACCCACTAACACTCGCAGAAAACTTCGTCGCATGCGTAAAGCGCAACGCCGAAAACACTTACGCACCTGAGTATGTTGAAACGTGCACGATTGCACACCTTCAAAGCACCTTGCAAATCTTGGCATCGCATCACCCTCAGATTCAAGAGTTTCTGAAAGCGAGGATCGAAAAGATGGAGGGTCAAGGCAAATGACCTTCCTAACACTCTCTCTCTTAGTGCTTTGCGCGTGCAAAAAAAAGTAGCATAAAAACACAAAAAAGCTTGTTTCGCTCTCTCGCTCACCTATACTTCTCTCATGTTCACATTATACGTTAGCTTAAACAAGGCAGGAAACTTCGGGCATGAGGCGATCCGTTGCGAGACTCGCGAGGAGGCGAAAGCCGTTCGCGCAGAGCTGTTTGCAAGCGGTCGCTTCGATATCAGCTTCGCGCTTATCCTCACTAACGAAGAATATGCAAAAGAGTGCAGTATGCACTTTGATCATTCGGTAAAAAAAGCTTAAAAAAGCTTGTTTCTCTCACCCTCTCACCTATACTTCTCACATATGGCAAACCTAACAATCGCAAACGGATCGAACATCAAAGTCACCTATCACGCATCGTCAAATGATCGCGTGAATGACAACGGGCAATTCAAGACGCTGGAAGGCACGTTGGTTGAAGCTAAGGCATGCGCCGCTGGCACGCAATACATCCTAGCAACGGCCAAGGGGACGCGCAGCTTCACCAGTGCGGCAAAAATCCGCACCTTGGAAGTGAACGGACTAAAGCTTATCAGAGAATACGCAAACGCCTAAGCAAACCACAAAGGGGGGGCGAAAGCCCCCCTTCAAACCACACAAAAAAACACACCATGAAAACACAAATCCTTGACATCCTCGCCGCATCAATCTTCGTACTTTTCCCGATGGTATTCATCGCCCTAGTCGCCTTCGTTGCGGAAGCTGCAGAATACTTCATGAGTAAGAAGTAGGTGCATGCGGGCTGTGCATGGCATGCGGGCCATGCATGGCCATGCGGCGGGTGCATCGTATGCATGCGGTGCATGCACATGCGGCCAGTGCATGATGCATGGCGTGCATGATCCCTGGAGCAGTAGGCAAAAAGTGCCTAGTCCCAAAAGCGGCAAAAACTCACTAGGCAAAATTTGCCCAGGGGGAGCCCTGGCCACCCTGTCAAGAACTATTAAGCATAGAGTGAGAAATTTTTTGCAAAATAATCCTTCCAATCACAGCATTCTTTTTGTACTGTGTCCGCATGGTTAATACATCGTCAAATCTCACAGCGGTCCTCATCCACGTTCGCGCCTGCGTGCGCGACCTCAATTGCGCCTCCTTGACGGAGGAGCATATCGCGCTCCTCCATCAAATTGCATCCTTCGCATGCGCGAACGCGCAGGAGGCGCGTTTCACGCAGGAGGCGGATGTCGCCTCCGTCGAATGGTTTGAGGAGCGCGAGCGGTACGCGCAAGATGCACTTGCCGCATGCGGTAAGTAAGCATACGCAAAACCCTCAACCCGAAAGGGTTGGGGGCCAGGGCTACCCCTGGACTGGCTGTCAAGAACTATTACGCATCAAAAGCAAAATTTTTATGTTGAACCGCACACTTTCTTGTATATGATTCTCTCAGTTATGTACGACTATCCTGAAACCACCGATACTTACGAAGACAGGGATCTAAACGCACTTCGCGCAATTCAGCAGAGTCTGAATTGGGCGCTGTCGCTTCCAAGCGACCCAGACTTCAAGGAGTTATGCACGTTCGTCGAGAATACGCAATCATGCGAAGGAATCATTCAGCAAATCCGTCAAGGATATAATGACCCAGATTCACTAGCAAAGATTAAAGCAGCCATCGAGTGCATGATGGAAGAATAGCATAAGCGCAAACACCTCAACCCGAAAGGGTTGGGGTCCAGGGCTACCCCTGGGCTGGGTGTCAAGAACTATTACGCTATTAAGTGAAAATTTTTATGAACTTTTTTTCACGCTTGGCATGAAAAAAGAGTGTTGCGGTCTTTTCTTTTTATGCTATTGTTTGGGCATGGAAAACAACAGGTACACAGACGCAGTTCAGATGATCGAAACCTTCATGGCCACCACTAGGGCGGACATCGCGAAAAGGCATGGCGAGAAACTTGTCGATGCGTGCATGGTTGGCCACCTCGAAGGTTTCTTGATAGGCATGGCAACTTTTGTGCCAGAGGCCAAAGAACATATCGCAGACAGAATCGAACAGCTCCAGAACCGCTAATCATACATCCTATGCAAAACGCACTTCAACTCATGCAAAACGCAGTCCTCATTGAGTCCCGCAAAATGGTTGCGGGGCTCGACCCACTTAACCTCACTTGCGAGCAACACACATTGCTTTTCATGCTTGCGCATGAGTGCAGCGCAATGTTGCAGGAAGCGCATATCCTCAATCAGCAGGTGGCAGACGAAGAGGAACGTGAACGGGCGCAAGCACTTGCGCACGAACGGCAGATCCAGTTCAGCGGCCCATTCTTTGACTTGGCTAAGTAGACAGAGCTAAAGCCCTCAACCCGAATGGGTTGGAGGCCAGGGCTACCCCTGGACTGGCTGTCAACAACTATTACGCTTGTAACGTAAATTTTTTTGCTCTTTTTTATTGTTAAAAAACAAAAGTGTGAGATGATTCTTCCATGAACGTGAACCCTCTAATCGACCTCATTAAGCAGAACTTCAGCGACCTCGATTCGTTGCGCCAGCTAGAAAGCGCAATTGAGTGTTTAATCGAAGAGCGTTTGTACATGATCAGATTGATCAATGGCGAAAAGCCCGAATGGCCACCAGTTTCTTCTATCCGTCAAGTCAATAACAAATAATAAAAAAACATGAACATCACACGCACATCGTGGGTATCGGGGGAAGTCAACACGCTTGATCTTCCCATCACGCAGACGCAGCTCGACCTCTATGCAGCAGGCGCTCTGCTGCAAGATGCGTTCCCTAACTTAACTCCCGACGAGCGGGAGTTCATTAAGTCAGGCATAACCGCCGAAGAGTGGGACTCGCTCTTCGGTGGGGACGAAGAAGAAGAGGAGGAAAAAGAGGTCAGCGAGTGGCACGCTTTTGATCGCGAGATTCGACCCTACGAATTGGAAGACTAGCATAACCGCCTCAACCCGAAAGGGTTGGGGCCAGGGCTACCCCTGGCTCGACTGTCAAGAACTATTACGCACTAAGTGCGTAATTTTTTGATAAATAAATGTTGCGCGAATCAAAACCCATGATAGAGTTCTAAACATGAACAACCCATTGAAAGCAGAACCAAAACCAATCAATGCCACAAACCTGCGAAACATCCTCGAAAGTTCTTGGGGACTCGCATACAAAGGCAGATCAGAAATCTGGTACTACAACAACGACTCAGAATCTCTTGACGAGTTTGGTTTGTTTTGTGGCAATGATGGAGCAGAAATAAAGTTTAAATTTGATTGTGGCGCAAAACTTTATGCTGATGGATTCGTCGAACTCACCTCATGCATTAATTCAACACTCAAGTTTATTGTTTTGCAGGAAGTCAACGTAAAGGTAATGCTCATGAGCATGATTGAAAGTGCATAATATGCTAACACTAGAAGGCATGAACAAACACGACATCAAATCAACTGACAGAGAAGGCTATCTGAGCATTACCTCCGAACAAGCCTATGAATGGGTCAAGAGCGGAGTATGGAATCTCAAGAAGTTTCAGATCTGGCTTGATCATGTCATCTGCAATGCAGAGTACGAAGCCAAATACGCATAATATGTTAACACCAGAAGACATCACCAAAGCCCTCGAAATCTGCAAACATTGCTTGACAGATGCAGACTTAAGAGATAAGCTCTCATACGAATTGAACGTGGAAGAAAACTTCCTCATTGAACTAAAAGAAAAAATCCAAACATACTTGCAACAATGATCTCCGAAACAGCACAATCACAAGTTCAGCTTGATAATCCTTCTGTTTGCTTTCCATTTATCCACATGAATGGGAATAGCGGTAAAGCGCTAGGTGGACAATACTTCGATGCACTTCGTGCGTTAGAACAATTCTCTGAAAAGTTTTTTGCGGTTGAGTTCCACAAGCGAGACTACTACCCAAAGGGTGATGAGAGTTGGAACATGGCAGTCTCTCAAAGAGATGAGGTCAAGCAAAAGATTAAAGACATCCGCAAACATCTGGAACTCCATGCGGCTCACTGCTTTGAGGTAGCAAGAAAATAATTTCTGTGGTTAGGTGTGTTGTGTCATCCATCCTCCCCTGCGGGTGCAGGGGAGGCTCTGGCACAAAGGGACAGGTAGCTCAATGGTAGAGCAGCGCCCTTTTAAGGCGTTGGTTATGAGTTCGAGTCTCATCCTGTCCACCAACGCCCAGGGGTAGCCCTGGGGATCTGTCAAGCACTATTACGCCCAAGGGCGTAATTATTTTTGAAAAATAAGTTGCACGCACTCTTTCCTGTGCTATCTTTCTATCCATGACAACTACAACAGTTAGAAGAACGCCACTCATCAACGGAACCTCGCTCAAAGGTTACATCTCATGCACATACGACCAATTGGTTGCTGTATTCGGTGCGCCTGACAAGCATAATAATCCAATCGATGAAAGCGAAAAAGTTAACATCGAATGGCGCTTAAAGTTCCCCAATGATACAGTCGCCACCATCTACGCATGGAAGCGTGTACCATCCAGCCCAGACGTTTTGTTTGAATGGAATATCGGTGGGTACAAGTTGGATGCGGTTGACTGCGTTGACTATGAGCTTTTCAAGAACGGTGTCAATAATCACTTGACAAGAGTCTTTCGCTAATTCTTATGAATAAAAAACAAATCATTGAAGCCGCAAAAAGTCTCAGCATTGATGAGATTACCTATCTGCAGATGGAGCTTTCCAAGTTGAAGAAGGTCAAGACAGAATCCAAGCAGAGGCTCAAAAGAGTCATGCACACCCATTCCATTATGATGAACAGAAAATATAATGGTTGCAGGAATGACATCCACCCAGTATGCTACACCTAATATGACACTAGACACACCACAACAAATCTCCGCTTATCGCCTCCTGATGCTGGCAAGCGCCCTGAAACTCGAAACAAAAGGAATCTATCCGATCAAAGGATGTTCCGCATATGCTCAAATCAAAAAGGAGTTTGGTTTGAGAGGCAACAAGCAGAAAGTGCTTGACCAGTTCAATGAGATGCTCGTAGAGGCGAGAATCAAACAAGCGTAAAAGAACCAGACCCCACCGCAAGGCGGGGTCCAGGGCCCTGGCTTTCCTGTCAACAACTATTACGCACAGGTGCGTAATTTTTTTTAATTAAAATTGTTGCACGCATGAGAGCTTTTGCTATGCTTCTCACATGCAAACAAACATTGGAAACACCAACATCACAATCAAAGTCAAACACGCTCACGTTGAGAGAGTCAAGAGAGCAATCAAAAAGGGAGAAAGATTGATTCTCTGGAATCATGTCTCCCACTTCGTTCCCACTAATGTTCACCTCGAAAGGTGGAAAGATGGGATGGATCACAGCGTTCTACTTAACCATAAAACAGATCGCAGGCTTCCTCAAGAAGTTTCCCTTACGGGTAATGAGCTTGAATTCTCCTTTGGTGGTGGAGACTTCTCTATAGAAATCGACGAAGCAGAAGTAGTCGCACATTAATTTCCATACGAATGGGCTCCCGCCGAAAGGCGGGGGTCCAGGGCTACCCCTGGCTGGACTGTCAACAACTATTACGTCCAAGGACGTAAATATTTTTGAAATAAATGTTGCGCATTCGTTTGCTCTGTATATGCTTCTCACATGAACAAAAGCACTATTGAAGAGTTGACCCCGTTGGTAAACCAGTTCTGTGAAATGCTTTACGCATTCCACAGGGCTACGCAGGAAGCTGTTGGCGATGCAATGTCAACTAGCGAAATGAAAAAGATTCTTGAACTCCAAGCCTACACTCTCAGAAATACTTTCCAGACTTTAGGATTCGGTATTGACATTATGAAGGATGAGGCTATGCTCAAAGTATGGACTCCAAAAAGAAACAACTAAAAGTTGATGGAGTAACCTATCAAAAAACTTTACGATGGGGCAACAGAATGTTGCGAGTCGTACAACCAAGCAAAAAACAATACAAGCGACATGCAAAACACAAAAACCAAGAAAGTTAAGATGCAGTTGGTCGGCCTCGATGGCAATGCATTCGTGATCATGGGAACATGGAGAAGCAATGCGCTTCGCCAAGGCTGGTCACAAGAAGAAGTTCGTGCGGTTCTAGAAGAAGCGCAAAGCGGAGACTACGATCATCTGCTCGCCACCATTGCGATGAACACCACAGAACCAGATGATTGGGACGACGAGGACGAAGATTTTGACGACGAAGACGAGGAATAACATTATGATTGGCAAACGCATTATCGCAACAACAAACGGAAAGTTCTTTTCGATTAAGTATCACAACAAGAAAGGTGAAACAAACACCTACACCGTTCGTACTGGCGTAAAGAAAGGATCAAAAGGTGGAACTAACCATTGCCCACCTGAAGCTGTCACTCTCTACATAGTAGCAAAGAACGGTAAGGTGGAGCAACCACACTTCGGAATGTTCTACCTTGACAGAATCTTGGACAATTCCATTCTTCCAAATAGATAGTTGGTTTGTTTTTTGGTTTGTTTAACTGACTACCAACACTATCGGGAAGCTGACCCCCACCCATCGGGTGGGGGCCAGGGGTAGCCCTGGCTGGGATGTCAAGAACTATTACGCCTAAAGGCGTAAATATTTTGCGAAATAATTGTTGCACGAACCCTTGCTAGTGATATTCTTACGTCATGCAAAAAATACTCACCGTTGCTAATTACAAAACACTGAAGGGCAGATCCTTCGGATACGAAACCTTTGGCATTCACTTTGCACCCGCTAACATTAGCGGGTATGAAGTTTGTCAAGGCAGATCAAAAGGTTGCACAGATTCTTGCCTTAACTTGGCAGGCATGGGTGTCATGGTTCAGCCACAGCGAATCGAAAAAACAAAAAGCTTCTTTGAAGAGCAGGCTTTGTTCATGGATAATTTAATCAAAGAAATTGAGACAGGAATCAAATCAGCCGCAAAGAAAAGCTTGCAAGCTGTGTTTCGTCTCAACTTGACTTCTGATATCAGATGGGAAGACATTATCCACAAGGGAAAAAACATTTTCCAGCATTTTTCTGGTGTGCAGTTCTATGATTACATAAAATTGTTTGATCGTTTGGACTTGACAATTTCAAATTACCACTTGACTTTTTCACGCGCAGAGACTAAAGTGTCTCAAGTTAAATCGTTCGCAGCTTTAGCAAAAGGAAACAATTCAGCTTTTGTTTTCTCCACTAAAAAAGATCAACCCTTGCCAACAGAACACGAAGGTTTCAAAGTCATTGACGGAGATGAAAACGATCTCCGCTTCCTTGATCCAAAGAACGCAATCGTGGGACTGCGTGCCAAGGGACCAGCAAAAAAAGATAATTCGGGCTTTGTAATTCATGTCTAATTATGGATGCTCTAATCGTAACCCTTGTAGTAATATGCTTAACATTAAAGAAATAAATATGCACGAACCATACACACTAATCGAAGATGATACTTCCTTTCAGGAACAAGTAATGATTGACAAAGATTCAGCGGAAACCGCTGAAGAACAAGCCCTTACACATTTGGGCTTTCGTGTAGAACCTAAATCTTTGTCTGATGAGATTAAAGACTATTACATCGTGGACAAAGATGATGGTGTAGAGATTCATTCCTTTCGAGATTTTTCTTACGATAATGCTTGCGTCTTCGCTTTGACTGTGCTAGGATATTCCTTATATGAAGGTGAGGCAGAGTTGAACTTTCTTCCAGCAGATAACATTCTCGCTTTTGAATTGTAAGTTTTTAGGGGGAGTAGCTCAGAGGTAAGAGCAGGCGACTTAATAATGGGTCGATTATTCGGAAACGAATAATTAGTAAGGTGTAAATTCGATGAACGGTTTAAAATCCCAACGTCGAGCGAAGCCTCGAAAGAGGAACGTGTAGAGACTATAATCACCTACCTAAAGTAGAAATACCACGGTAAAGGCATAGTCCAGACTACAAACAGAAATTCTGGTAACGAAAGTTATAGTAGTAAGCATAATCGCTTGGTCGTGGGTTCAATTCCCACCTCCCCCACTTTCTTCGGCAGTCTCGCAATCAAATTGATTCTTCGTCTACCTTTTTAGTGTAAAATAAAGCATGAGAAAGTATAGACGATACACAGAAGAGGATTTGATTAATGCGGTTAAGAAAAGCAAATCCATTTCTGAAGTCCTTAGATTTTTGGATCTAAAGGAAGCTGGTGGAAACTTTGATACAGTCAAGACAAAGATTGCTAAACTAAATTTAGAAACGTCGCATTTCACTGGTCAACTTTGGAGCAAAGATCAAAGGATTAAAGATTGGTCTTCCTACAAAAGAACAAAGAATCTTCGTTCTCATTTAATAAATGAAAAAGGCCACAAATGCGAAAAATGCTTGCAAAGTGAATGGTTGAGTGATAGTATCCCTTTGGAGCTTCACCATGTAGATGGAAATAGAACCAATAACAATTTTGAAAATCTTCAACTCTTATGTTGCAACTGTCATGCTTTGACAGACAACTGGAGAAACAAGAAAAGAAAAGCGGGGATGGTGTAATGGCAGCCACATCAGACTTAAAATTTGATGCTCGTTAGAGCGTGTGGGTTCGAGTCCCACTCCCCGTACCACCTCAGAATGAGGTGGTTACGTTCCAGGGATAGCCCTGGCTCCCTGTCAAGTGTTATTACGCACAAGTGCGTAAATATTTTTTGAAATAAGTGTTGCATTCTCCCTAACACTGGCTATCATGTATCGCATATGGAAAAGACATTGCTTGATCTTGTTGAGTTTCTGAAGAGTGGTAAGCTAGACTATGCCATCTTTAACTGGTCTGCTCAAGACCGTATCTTCGAATGGTTTGATGCGGCAGCATATATGGAAGGCGCGTGCGTCAAGATGGGCGACGACTACGGAGATGCAGTTGCTGATTTTCTAAGAGAACATTATCCAAAGTTCGATTATTTTCTTGGCACTTATGGTGAGGTGTATGTTTATCCGTCAGGCAAAGTCGAAATTGTCTTGACAGAAAGAGTTTATGGTGAAGAATATCACCGCAAGAGCATTGATCTTTCCAGTACCCATAGCTCAGTCTAGTCATGTTGTTCCCTATGGCAATTTGCGCAAAGCAAAATGCATTTATCCAGTTCCTTTTTTATCAGCTCGTTGAAAGAAAACGATTTTTTGCTAGATAAACTAAATTCCTTTTCGCTTGGATTCAAGTGATGAAATTCCAAAGCGGATAAAGATTTAGAATAATTACAAACTTGACAACAGCCACCCTTGTATTCAACGCATTGTATTTTTAATTTTTTCTGCCTCTCCATTGCTTGTGAGTTAGTGCAGCCTTTGCAATAAACTGATCCTCCAATTTTTCCTCTCCTTTGGTAAAAAAAAGAAAGATCTAAAATTTGCTTGCATTTTGGACAAGTTTTTTCGCTCTTCACTTTAGTTAAAATATTTAAATTATGTTTTCGCATCCAATACATAACATTTGTTTGGCCGCAATTCATTTTTTTCGAAATTTCTCTGGTGGAAAATCCTTGACTTATCATCTCTGCTAAAATACTCTTGTCCATAGTTCAAGTGTTTACACTTTGAATTTATCCCAGTGAACAAAGATTCTATAGTGAAATGGACATCACAGTTCTCTTCTAAAGAATTATTGCTGGTTCGAATCCAGCTAGAATCGCCAATTTAAATTGCTAAAAAATATGAATAAATTGTACGACATCGAAATAACAGTTTGTCCAGTTCTGTTAGACAAACAAAAACAAACACTCTACAAACTCATGGATGAGAAAATTGAGTGGACAGATGAAATGCGCGAACATATGGATGGTATCCTAAATTTGCTTGACTACATCCAAGATGAGATTAAATTTAGAAACGAAGACTAATATGATTGCCGAAGTAAATACATTGTTCAAAGACATCTCTGCTCAGATCAAACTCCAGTATCCCATCCTAGAAGGGTGGGAAATCAAATGGAACAAAAGGCTTAGAACTGTAATGGGCAGGGCTTGGAGATCTGATAATGGAAAGACAAAACGAATCGAGCTTTCCACCCACATAATACACATAAACAAGAACAGCCCGAACTTCTTAAAAAAAGCAAAAGAAACTATTTTACACGAATGGGCGCACGCTTTAGATTGGGAAGTTAACAAGGGTTGGGGGCATGGGCCTACTTGGAAGTCTTGGATGAAGAAGCTGGGAATACCTGTCGAGAGATGCTACGACAGCAGCAAGTGGCTCTGCGTACCAAAGAACGCCAAGTGGGCAATCAGAAACGTTGCAAGTGGCAAGATCTATGTATATGCAAGACATGTAACGCCAAGCCTTATGCTTGATACCTATGCCAAGAACGCAAAAGACGGAGGACATCTCGACGACGTTGTCCTCATCAACCTAGAAACAGGAGAGCCATATGCCCCCAGCAAATGCAAATCTTAATTGTTCTACTAGTTGTGTTCGCACTGGCAAGCAAGAATAAAAAGTAAATAAATTTCCCCCCAATAAAAAACACCTCACCCGAAAGGGTGGGGTGTAGTCTTTTCTGACCAGGGCTCCCCCTGGCAGTTTTTGCCTACTTATTTCGTCTTATTTAGAATAATTTTTGTTAATTTTTACTCTTGACTATTCTTTATCTTCCTGCTTATCTTCCTCCCACGATTTAGTCTCTAGCATTAGTTCGAGCCACGCGAGCGTGTAGTTCAGCTCTTCGTCGGTGAAGAGCGAGTAGTCGCATTCTTTAGCTACTCCATCGTCGAAGTTGAATGCACTCATTGCAATAATGCGCAATGTTTTGGGATCATACAAGCAATGGAACAAGATAGTTCTTGACTTTCTCTTGCTTATGTGTCTGAAGATGTATTGCGCTTTCATAAAAGAGTTACCCCCCTTCACTCGAAGGGGGGCTGTTTGACTACTCTCTACTCTGACATTTGTTTGATTAGATCTGATCCTGCTTTGGTAAGCTCACGAACACCATTGATCTTCATGAGTCCACGCTGTAGGAGATACAGTTCAGCATCCTTCTGGATTGCAGTACGACTCATGCCAGTTACTGCTGCGATAGTCTGTAGGGTAGATGGCCCCCTAGTGTTAAGAATCTCAAGCACTTGCAACTCTGTATTAGAAAGCCCCAAAGGTTTGATACCAAGCACTTTGCGAAGATCATTCCACTCATCTTTGAGAAACAGATTAGAGTTATTGGTTTCACAATACAACTCAATTTGTTTTGCACGCTTAACTGCATCACGCGCATTACCTCTGGTAGTGGTGGCAATCTCTTCCAGCAGACCATCTTCGAACTCTACATCTGGCAAGCGACCCTTGATGATTGCGGCTAACTTATTTTGATTATATGGTTTGAAATCAAGAACAGTCAGCCGATCCTTAAGAGGAGGAAATAGTTTATCTAACTCAGTAGTCGCAAAGATCATGGAGATCTTAGTGAAATCAAAAGTAAAGGTGTACTCTCTCCAGTTGAACTCCTTATAAGGTGTACGTTCTGTATTGAGGATGGATGGGAATGCCATCACCAGATCGTTGGGGAGTGCATGGCACTCATCGAAGAAAAGAGTTACTTCGTTTCCCTGCACGATGGGTAGGAAGATCTGCTCAAAGAACATTGTATTGTTCTTGATTGTGCTGGAGTTTAGTTCCAGCATGGGGCGCGGCTTGCCATCACTATTGGTGATAGTCTTGCTGAATGCTTTTAGGAACTCGGTCTTACCCAAGCCTTTAGCACCATTCAGCAATATAAATGGCACAGTACCAGTCTTTTGATAGGCTTTCGAGTAGAAGCCCAGTTGATCTTTGATTTCGGATTGTCCAATGAGGTTGTCAAACATGTGAGCAAATATATAGGGGTTGAATTTAAATGTCAATTAAAAAGGACAATTCGCGTCCTCAAATTTTTCGATGTGGAACTGAATTTTTTCTTCTGTTTGGTTTTCTACTACAGTGTTATTGGCCGTGTTGATGATGACAGGTGCGGGCTCTGCAATCGCACCAAATGTATCACGTAACCAGATGCGCGACACTGGGATAACTGCATCTTCAGACAGAAGTGTAAGCAACTGTTTGATTTGTGCGTTTGCAAAACTGTTGGAACCAGATGGGCGACCGCGTCCACGCTTGGTTGCTGCAGTTTCGTTTACGGTTTGAGCATAGGATTGGGTATTCATATGGGAGAGATTAAATCAGAAAGAAGTGAGGTTGTCAAGCCCCTTGGCGCATTTAAATGATAAAAAATTAACTAACAAGATTCTTTTTGTTTTTGTTTGATTGTCTTACCTAACGTTTGATTTGATTTGATTGCGCGAAATACGTTTAGATTTGTGTTACTATATAATAGCATAGAAACAAAAGAAATTGTGTGACTAACCATATCGGTGGCGATAACTAGATGGTAGGCAAAAATTGCCTAGTTGCCCTGGTCTTTATTTGCCTGGCGGCTGGGAATTTTTTGCTTTTTTATTACTAGGCAAAATTTGCCTAGTTGGGAGGGGCGCTTATTTGGCCCATTATATGAAATTTTTTGAGTTTTTTACGTACTAGGCAAAAATTGCCTACCTCTTTATTTGGCCGAGGTCATGAAATTTTTTGGGTTTTTTTGAGCTACTAGGCAAAATTTGCCTAGTTGTATTATTTGGCCCATCGTAAGAAATTTTTGTAAGTTTTGTGTCTGCAATAAGTTACAAAATATTTTGTCTCGTCGGTTCTACGTCCGTGTAAATCGTTGCATGAGCAGATTAAAGCCTAGTGAAAGGAGTAAAATAAAACAAACGGGAGAGTTAGGCAAACGTGAAAGTTCCACTCATTCAAAATCATCTTCTTCATCTAATCTTTCATCTTTACCATCTTCTTTATCTTCTTCTTCTATTTCTTCTGTCTCTCATTCTACTATTGTTTCTTCTCCTATTGCTGCTGATAAGATCGTTTGTTTGGCGTATCCTGTCGAACCTGTGGAAAAGGCGTTAGCGTCGGCTTATAATAACCAACAATATGATGGTAATTCTAATAATCTTGATGCTTTACGTGGCAGTGAGTCGAGTGGGCAAGTAAGTGCTTTTGACTCTATTTACATGTCCCCAGATAACATTTTGGACTTCTCCGCTTCTGTTGAGACGATAAAGCAAGCCAAGAACATGACTAACTTGATCTCTACTATCCTTTACGATATAGGTTCCGACAATATCACTTGGCTTTGGTTAGCCTTATACGTATTAACGTATCGTTAATTTGTAACAAACGCCAATACAAACCAACGTTCATTGGCCATTCGGCTTTGACGTTTTTTAATTTACTAGGCAAAAATTACCTAGTCCATAATGAGTCGTTATGAAATGACAACGATTCGATTATTAAATTTCTTTCCGCTTCTGTTGGAGCCGAGTCAGTAATATACTAGGCTAATTACATTAAATCACCACAAACACTGCATCTCATTACAAACTACAGAGAGCAAATAGAAAACTGGAATAAAAATTCATTATAAATTACATTCAGCCGCGATTGTAATTTGATTTTTTACCCCTAATCTAGCACTTCTGCTGTTTGTAAACTATTACAGTATTCACACCTTGAATGCATCTCATCTGCATTGAGGATTTCAAGCCATGCGTTGTCGCAGTCAAGACAATAAAAACGAAAAAGCTTTCGCATATAATTAATTATAATTTATGCCATACTTAATTGCAAAAAATATAAACTCTTTTTTGTCTATTACTTCAAAGCGTCGTTTTTTTTCTACAATAGTATCTGCATTATAAGGCTCTTGAATATTGAGATTGTCTTCCACAAATTCATCTAATTCATCTACAAATTTCAAACCAACATCCTCAAATTTAAAAGGCTTGATTCCTTTTCTGTTATTTGCAGAAGTTATGGAAAATATTTTCCAGACATCCCTATTGGAAAGATAAATAATATTATTCATCCAACTTGATCCAATAACCATCACTAGACAATTTGATTGTACCTAATGATTTTTTCCTGAACTCTTTTGGACTGAGTATGGATACGAATTTGGTTACGCCTTCGTATAGATAGTACGTCTTACCTACGACGGGTTCGAAGCCTATGTCGAATGTATCGACGTATTCGTTCCATTCCCATGGGGCGATAGTATCTTCATACTGTTTACGCAAATCATCCATCTTGGATGTAGCGTATGAATGAAGCTTATTTTTTCTGTTATGATTAGCAAAGGTAAGGTCAAGCTTTTCTATTACCTGACCTCCCCTTGCCATATCATATGGAAGTAAAGACTTTATTGCTTCACTCATTAATTATAATTCACATTCAAATACACATTCGCCATTCTCCTTAACGCAATCTAGTATTTGATTGCCTAGTTTGATGCGAGCATATAAAGCTAGAATTGATTTGCTATCTTCCGCAAAGATACCTGTCTCTTTACATAAGATATCTTCACTAAAAGATTCGTTGAGGTTACAGAACTTATCAATCTTTTCTTTCCAAGGGCCAAGTTCGTTATTTATTTCCTCAAGTACGTCCTCTAACAGCTCTATATCTGATTCATCAAAGGAATACGTGAGAGAAACTTCATCGCCATCGTCATCTTCATTTATCAAGGATGGCTCCTTGAAAAAAGAAGCGTCATCCGACGATTGGATACCATACCAAAACTTACCTTCTATATCACCCCAATAATTGCGCCCCATACATTAAAGAGTATCAAATCGAGAATTAAATCCACCTTTTTTAGAATAGCTAGGATCTACGTCACCGATTTCGAGCCAAGAGTCTTCGGAGTGTTCAGCTGTTGAGTTGTAGATTTTTTTCTGCATTTCGCCTTCGAATAGATCTTTTAGTTTATCATAGGTTTCGAAATCAATATCCTCTAGTTCTTGTGGTAGATCGAATTGAAGAGAATTGATATACTTTAGGAAATCTTCTTCTGTCGAGCCCTTGTATGGGTTATCTTTTAGTTTCTTAAAGAACTTAGGATTTAGTTCAATTGCATCTGTTGCTTCCCAGATGGTTACTTTTTCTACTTTGCGGATTTGGTATTTCATATTGAATCGTATTTATCTGTCTTTGTTAAAACTACATTCTTATAATTAAAATTAAATCGTTCATTACCTTTTAAAAACTTTTCTTCATCAAGGATTTCATAAATGTGACAATTTTCTCCACCTTCGCCATAGTCAAATCCTAATACTTCCAAATCTGATCTACCTATTTCATCCATACCGCATAAATCGTTCATTTCCTCCATTATTCTGTGAATACCAAAAGAGGAAAAGTAATGAACTTCTGGAGGTGGAGGTAATTCTCTTCTTTCGTTTTTGCGACTTTCTTTTTCAAGACTCCTCCCAAACTCCTCTTCAATATCAAACAATAAATCTGAGTCTATGAAAACAAATTTTCTACTCATGACTTCCTCTGCAGGAATAATTTCCCTAATTTCTTTTAGAGATAAATTAATAGAAGGAAAGCTTTCAAATAGTTCGCTAAGTGACATTTTTTTTTCAGTTATCATATTTATTCTTTTATTCTGGATGTTGACTAGATATGTATGCGGCGTTTAAACCAGCTTCATAGCCAGTCTCGTAGCCCATATCATATCCTTTGTCGTAGTTTTTATTTGCTTCTGATTCTAATTGTTTGATTCTGTTTTGAAGTTCTCTGATGAAAGCTACAGTTGTCTCTACATTCTCAACTGTTGTACTGATCAACTTTTTCTTTTCCATATTTTTCAATAGCATGTTTTAAGCAAAAAGTTTTATGCCAGCCTGTTGTGTAGGTTTTACCGTATTCACCGCAAACTTCGCAGGTATTCTCGCTCATTAGCTCCGCAAAGTCAATGATTTTTTGAGAAGTTTTGTCGGCATTGTTTACATACCAGCGCAAAGTACCAAATTTTTCTTTGATTTGGGTTGTTTTGGGCAATCTTTCTTTTTCTTCTTCTGCCATCTTGCTGTAACTGCTATAAGATGCTTCAGTATGCGCAATAATCCATTCTCTAGTCTTGTCTTTATCCCAAGATTGCCTTTCTTGAATGGTTTTTTCAATGTCGTCTAAATCTTGTTTGTACTTTTTTGCATAATAAAGGTGACGTTTATATTCAGAATATATTACATAGCACGCTTTATCGATGATGTCATACCATCCAATGCCACATTCAAAACCAAAATGTGCAAAAGGCTCTTGAGAATCCTCTTCAACAACGAAGAGTTCTGGATATTTTTTTACTAGATCGTCGTAGTTTTTCATTTTTAATCTTTATTAAAGAATTTCATTGAGATGAAAGTGCCAACATATGCGCCAATCATCGCAGAAAGTACGCTATAAATGTCGGAGGAATAATTAATGATTATAATTCCATTCAAGAGAGTAACAACTGATGCCCAGCTAGATGCTTTATTTATTTTGTTTTGAGCTACATACTTAAGATAAAAGATGTAGACAATGTCTATTAATACAAGACTAACAAAGATTATTAGATAATTTAATTTCATTAGCCCGAAATTATCTTCTTATTTCTTTTCTGCTTCTTACTTTACTATTGATGTAGAAGATTTGTTCTTCTGTTTTGGGATTATATTTGACAGTAAAGCGGTAATCTTTGTTAGGTTTCATTTGCTCTGGCATCTGAGACATCTTAATTACATTAAGACGAGGAGGAGTAAGTAGACAAACATTACCATCATACTTTTCTATTTCCTCTTTTGTGTCTAGATCTGATAGATATTTTCCATCTCCACAGGAGAATTCAATTGCAAAGCTATATTCGATATCTTCTACCGAACCAAGCAATTTATGTAAACGATCAAACGTCCCATGATCATATTCGGAGATCACTGGGAATCTTATCCATGCGTCGAAATGTGTTTCAATTGCCATATTTATTATTTTATATTCTCAACTTCAAACACTTCAACCAAATAGAACTTTCCTTCTTCTTTATTGTCAGATTCCTCTAAGAATTGCTGTTGCATCTCAGCTGATTCTTTTGTTTGATGAACGCTATGAACATCACTGCCGTAAATATTACTGTGACCAATTACAAGGTAAACTTTCATATTAGTGGCTAAATAAGTCAATGCATCGATACCTTCTTTCAATTCATTCATTAGGTTTCGTTTCATTTTTCAATCTAATATACTCTGCAATAGCGTCTTCTGCAAGCTTAATTTGTTTATCATTTCTATCGTAACCTTTGCCCCATAATGATAATTGATGCACAAATTCATGAGCATAGTCAACAAGATTTTCAGCACACTTTTCCCAAGCTTCTAGTTTGTCATAAAGCTCTTTAGTCTCATTGATCAGACATTTAATTATTTCTTTTTCATTCTGTTCAAAGAGTTTTTGGAATTTGGCTTCTTCTGTCATATCAATAAGAAGCTATCTGATCACCAACATGCCGCATCATGGCAGTAAGTTTATTATTATCTAGTTTGCGACCATCGTATGGATCTAAAATATCTCCTACGACAGCGCTCAACCTATTTTCTAGCTCTTCAATCATTTTTTCAGCAACGATATCTAATTCTTTCTTTTGTTCGTCTGATAGTTTGTAGTTTGATTTACCCATATATTATTCTATTAAAAATCCTACCAATTTATGATTAAACAAAAAACCAGAAGCATAATGAGTATAAATGCTATCTTTCTTGTTAACTTTGGAAGCCCAAACGATTTCAACTCCATCATGCCTTTTCTCGACTTTTGAGACAAAGATTAATCGGTTTTCTGTTTCGTTGTAATAGAAATGTTTTGGTTTGATTTCCATATTATTCTTCTTTTAAATGTGGTGCTCCAAAGTCAACTTCATCTAAATTAGCTTGTGGTCTATCTGCTAATCTCAAATTCAACCTTTTCCATTCTTCAAATCGGTTGCTCTGTATTTCTGAGTCTATGCGATACTGCTTAACCGCTTCAATATACTCGTAAGCATTATTAAAAATTACCATTTTATTCTCATGAAGAGGAAGCATTCCTCTTCGTTTTTTAAATGCATTTAATCTTTCATATAATGCCTTATCACTTTTAGACATGAGATCATCAATCTTCAGCTCCCAACGAGATTGAAACACGATAACTGGGCAATGATTATTAATCTGCACGAAGGCAATATCCCCATCATCAGTCAATGAGTGATATATATTATTGCACAGAATTTCAAAGTCATGTGAGCTTTGGTAGAAATAAACAAATTTTTCAGATTCTTGGATTAGTAGATACCTATCTTCGCTATCATAAATAAACCTGCACAGTGTTGCGGCTGCTTTATATTCAGGATATTCTTGAGCCTCAATATCAATCATGTGTTTGATTGCTTTGATAGCTTTTCTGTGATTTTTTTCTAATTCTTTTAGAAAGTTTGTGTTTTCCATGTCAATCTAGATGAATATTATTGAGATTCCAGAAAGCTCTGTTGATTAATTCTTGCTGTTCTTCTTCTGTAAGTTCTCCGTTACCCACTCGATGACTATACGACCAAGAATCTGCATGGTCAATAAGTTTTTGAACACCTTTAATACTTCCAGAAACAAGCATCATGTTAATGTTGTGCAAGAACAGTTCGTACTGTTCTACTTTCTGTTTGAGAGTAGGTGTGGGAGTTTTATCCATAATATTATAGTTCCCAAATTTCTTGATCATTCTCATCCAGCCCCACCAATGTGGCATCAATTCCTAGTTTTCGTATTACCGCCATCCATCCAGCGTCCTCGCTCGGACTACGAAGAATAAATTCTCCATCTACGTACCAGTCGTACCCAGTTTCAACGCAACAACCATCTCCGCACTCATAAGAGTAGAATTTGTAAGCAATTTTATGCTTCATACTTTTTTCTTTTGTTTCTAACTTGCTGCCTCTTTTTATCAAGAGTTTCTCTTCTCTTTTCTAATTTATTTGCTTCTTTGTAATTAAAGATTCTAAGCCAGAATATTATGTTGTCGTCAATCTTAGTGATCTTTCTATCTAACTCTCGTAATTGATGAAATAAGGTCGATGAGACACGACTCGAACGTGTACCACTAATGCGTCCATTGCTGTTCTGTCCACTTAAACTACTCATCGTTGTTTGCTAATAATCAAAGAAACTTAAAGAAAATATTTTATCTGGAAACTCTTCTAAATAAATTTTGCACCAACTAGACAAAGGTTCTACCTTAGATATAGTATATTCTTGACCAACTTGCAAGAGATCATTTGCATAATTGGTAACATTTTTAAACCAAAAATGCTGCGCACCTATAAAGGTTACTTTACTACCAACTTTAGGCCATTGTTTCATTGTACGAAATCTTTTGCTTCATCCCAATTTTCCCAGCGTTCTGGAGCAAACCAGCAAACCAAACCGTATTTTGTACTTTCGAAGAAAATGTAATCATATCTATCTTTATAAAATTCTTCTTCCGTTTCTGATCCAATGCATATGTCAAACCAAGAAGCCATTTTTAATTCTTTAAAATCCACCTTCTTGCAATCCTCGTTATCTACATCTAGATCTGGAAAATTGAATGCCGCAGCTTTAGTTAAATATTTTTTTCTTTTAAAGATTGTTTCGCCGCCAAACATTTTGTGGGTCAAATCTGGATATTTAAATCTCCAGAAATGCTCGCAACCCTTCTTTGAATGCCAATCTACAGTAACAGAAATAAATCCATTACTATGGATTTTAATTTTTGGCTCATCAAATTTAATTTTGAAATGTTTTTCAAAAGGTTTGTGGCCATCTAAGAAGATTTTCATGCTTGATATACAGGATCTTTGGTTGAAGCAAATGGTGGATTTTCTTTTTCAAAGACTTGAAACATGTATCCTTCTTTGTGAGGATATAAAGGATGTAGTTCTTTTATCTCTCTATGCATTGAATGCAAGTCTTTTCTATCGTATTCGTACTCGCCACAAAAACGATAGCCAGTTTTTTTTCTTTTATCTTGTTTGTATATCTTGAGCAGGTATGTCATTGCTTCATTAGATAAGCAAATAAAAGACCAGTTGTCAAGCCTCCAAAAACTAAAAGTATGATTGATCCGATTACGAATAAAATTTTATTCATATTAAAATAAATCCATTTGCGCCGAATCATGGAAAACTACCTCGAAGGAAGTTGTTTTCTTTAAAATCTGATAATCTGCTTTTTTGTTTTCAAATTTCAAATTCTGTAGAGTCTCAAGAGCCTCTTCAAGAGAATTTACTTCTTTGCATGTCCACCAAGTATTGTTTTCTCTTTTGGCTACGTGATATTCAATTAGATCATTAAGTTTAGATTCCATATTTTATTTTTGCCCAAGTGTATTTTTTCTTATTTACTACTTTAAAATTATGATAATAAGTATATCTTACGTAGTCTTCGAATTCGTCATCTCCATCAAGCGTGCTTTTTCTAGTTACCGAAACGAATTCTAAACCACAAGACTCATCAAAATGTTTTCTTTTTTTACGGAGAATTCTATTAAAGGTTTCTAAATCTTCTCCTTCGAGAACGTATGACTGCTCAATAATCGTGTCAACAAGTCTATGATAATTCTGCTCTTCTATTTGAACTGTTAAAGAATCATCATTCTCCATAGATTTTCTTTGACTGCACGAAACTATAAAAGAGTTCGTCGTTTTTATATTTGTTTTGCTGATCAATCAAATAATCTATCAAATCAGCAACACTTCCAACATCTGGAACAAGAGTTAGTACAGATTCAAGTTCTGAAGTCTCTGGTTCTTTTTTATATAAATTCATACGTATTCTACGTTGTAATTAGGATCATTAAAATCAAAATCTGGCATTTCGTCAAGACATTTATCACAACAGATCTTGGCAAAGTCTGAATTTAACGCTTTTGCCATGTATTCGTGGGCAGTGACTGTTTCGCCAGCCCAATTCATTTGTTCAGGCCACTCAACTTCTAGTGGGTCCAGACAAGTTGAGCACAGTGTTTTGATTTTTACTTTTTTCATTTTTTTTAGGCTTTTTATTGTTCCAATTGATTTGTTCCCAGTTATTTGAAAACTGATCAAAATTTTTGATTGGTCTAGGCTTTGAACCTTTTCCGTTTTGCATGATTAAATTTTTTTGAAGAAACCTACGCCAGATGGAAGTTGAGAGTTCTCAAACCAAGGTCCATTTGCAGAATCTAGTTGAATCTTTTTATTCGAATAGTCGATCAAATGAAGATATCTAAGAATTGTTTCTCCAGAATCTGGATAATTCAAATCAGGCCAATTGATTTTTGAATTTGGAAAGACGATTTGATTGCTTACGACAAAGATTACTTCGTTTTTATTTTTCATACTTTACAAGAAAGGGTGCGCGTTAATTATCTAGCAAGTCTTGAATAAAGTCAAGCAATAATTCATGATCCGCGCCTTCATGCCAGTATTTTTCAAATGCAGTGCCTTCGTACCAATACTTTGGACTTTCGGGATGACAGCCAATTACGCCAACGTTACCTTGAATAATAGCCATTGGATCGCCATTCTTATATCTTGCGATAGTTTGAAAGCTAGATTCATCACCAATCAATGCACAACCATCATAAAAAAACATTTTATATGCTTTTCCTTTCCACTTGATTTGGGTTACTGTTTCGTGTTCGTATCGCAGTTCAGCTTTTTTTCTTTTAATGTATTGAACCGCATCTACATTTTTTAATAAATTAAAATAATGCTTACCCGCAAGATATCCACCCATACATATGCCTAGATACTTGCCGCCGTTCGAAACGTAATCTTCGACGATTTTCTTTTTATCTTTTAGAAGATGATCAAAATTATCAGAATCACCCAAGCCACCTGGAAAAACTAAACAATCGACTTTTTTTAAAGCTTTTTTGTTTAAAGTGCCATGGTTCAGGTATTTGATTTTATATTTTTTCTTACAAATTGCACCTAATGCTTGAGCGCATTCTAAATCAGCTATTGGGTATTGCACATATATAGCAAGAGTCTCAGTCTTATTAAAAAGGCTGAGACGTAAAAAGTTTAAATTTAAAAGCTTTTTAAGCATTAACTTTGTTCGTTCTCTTGACTCTTGGAGATCTACGAACTACAGGTTTAACCTGTTCTTTTTCTTCGGACTTTTTTAATTCTTGCTGCTTTTCCACATGCTTTTTTGCTTTGTGGTGCATTTGCTTGAACAATTCCCATTGCCACCAAGATAGCCAGAATAGCGTAAGGGCGATACCGACATTTAATAAAACTTCTGTTGCAGGTGGATTTGAAAGCGTTAAAGCGTTGGATGTCGCACCACAAATCATTACGCTCAATCCAAGCTTGGCAAGCCAAGCTTTAATTTTATTATCCCAAATTTCATTATGAGGATCTCCAAAAACATGAAGCAATAATGCTAAAGAGGAAATTGATGTTGTTACGTTACAGATTGCATTGACTACTACGATTGCGCTCATAAAGAAGTTTTCTTTCTTGGTTTTCTAGATTTCTTGATCTCTTTTATACTCTCCTCTTCGAGAGGAATTTCAACTTTTTGTATAATTTGTTCCATATCATCTGGGAGAAGTTTTTTGCTAAAATATTCAATTCCCTTCAATCCCAAGAAGCCCAACAGAAAAGCTATACCATAATGGTAGTGAGTATTATCCAGTTTAGCTATATTAACTACGATAGGGGTGATGTAATTAGCTGAAGCAGCACCACCTATTAAACTAGATATAGTTCTAGGAAGATTCATTGCAGAGCCTTTACTGGTGAGAAGTATTGCTCCGAACAAACCGCTCACCAACAGACCTATGTCAATCCCATACTCTTTTAAATGATTAGAATCCATGTAATAGTATTACACTTCATCCTTGCATTCAGATATGATATCCTCTGAAGAGAACCAGCCCGAATTTCCACCTTCTAGATCTGTAAACCAATAAATTATTTCACTTGCTTCTGCTCCATATTCCATTCCATAGGTTTCAATTCTTGAATCTCCTCCATAAGTGCCAATGCCTTTATATTTAACTAAAAATTGATTTTTTAGAAAACTTGGCCAAGGAAGATAATTTATATTGTATTTTTTACCTATTTCTGGAATCATGAATTATTCAGCCTTAGTGAAACTACAGAATGTGCAACTTAAACCTTTTTCGTTTTTGGGATCGTCAATTCTTGCCCTAAAAACTCCAGACTGACATTTTGGACAATGTTCTTCAAAAATAAATTGCTGCTCTTCATTATTCTGTGCGTAAAGTTCTGCGGGATTAATTACAATTGGCTCAACAACAGGACAATACTTAGCTTGCTTATTATCAACAGCTTTAATAGCTGAAACGATAGATGCGCTCATTAAAATTGAGCTAATGATTAGATTTTTGATTTTCATATTTATTTTGTATTTGTAGTGTTGAGGTAAGTAAATCCAGTTGGAAATAAATTTGCTAAATAGTTTGTGGTTAATGTTGGTAGAAATTGAGTATCTAATGGTTTAACCGACATGAACTGCTCTGAGAGTTGCGCTATAGTAAGGGGCTTAATCTCAGATTTTGAAATAGGCAATACTGGTTTGACGATTAAATAACCTTTACTTTCAAGAATCTTTTCGAAAGTCTCTAAAGAAGTATCTTCATCTTCTCTCTGATATCTAGAAAATTTAATAATACATCGATGATTCTCAGTTTTGATTTCAAAATTTGTTTTAAATTCTGGAAATTGTTCTTCAATTTTTTGAATCCAAAATTTTAAAGAATTAAAATCATGAAGTTCGAACTCAAATGTTTCCTCGTATAAAAACTTATTTAAAGATAAGTATGGTTGCTTGGAACTTAATTTAGTATGTCTATTCATAGAATTGTTTTTTGAACTGTATAGCCTTTTGTTTGAAGATAGTCAATCATAATCTGCTCTCTTTCGAGTTCTTTTTTAGCCTCAAATTCTAATTTTTTTTCTTCAAGAATTTTTTTAATGCTTTGTGGGATTTTTTTAAAATTTATAACGCTAGGAAAATAATTAACAATATCAATATTGTCAGAGTGATTAGATAGAAGTTCTAAATCAATCTGCTCCCACTGCACATCCGAATAAGCTATTTCTAAAGTCCAAACATAAGATTTGTTAAAATTAAAAGAAGCTATGTTTAAATATTTATCGCAGACATCAATTATGCTACGGATCATAAAGTCCGTAACATTTTCATCCATAGTTTCTCTTATTTTTATTTTGCAAAATTGATAAAGTTGAGAGTCAATGCCTTTTTGACCAGTAGACAATATTTGCAAATATTTATCTCCGAAACCAGCTAGATAAAATAGATTTTTAAATAGATTTTTTCTTTTTGGCTCTTTTCCAGTTTTTATTAGATGGAAAGTTTTTCTAGCTAAATACTCACTCTTCAATATTTGCAGCTGCTCGTTCAGCTCTAACTCGTTCAATTGTTTCGAATTCATTTAATGCTCTTTTAATTATATATACAATACACTCGTTAAATGTTATATCTTTAGAATGAGCCATGTTAATGAGAAAAATCAATTCTTCTTTGGAGAATTTATTTAAATCTATTTCAATTGTTTTAGTCTTCATCGTCTTTGGTTTTTATTTTTTCTAAACCTATTATGCCAAGTATAAAAGCTATCATTATGAATGGAAATGCAACGGTTGCGAAGCATGCAAACAGACATCTTTTAAAGATCTTTTCGAAAAGATTTAGAAATGAATTAATAAATTTAATCATTTAATATGTTTAAAGAATTTTGGTGTGTGAAATATTATCAAATATAACATTAATAAATTTAGGCACATTTTCCGTTTGAAGCAATTAATTTGAGTATATTTTCTGCCATTTCTTGAAGAGACGGATATTCCCAATAAAGCAAAGAATCTTTACCAGCTATCCTGTAGAAGGCTTTAAGTGCTTTCTGTTCTTTTTCTGTCAAAGATTTGCTTTTGGGTCTACCAGCACTAACTTCACTAAGATAGCTCACAAGCTTATGGCTTGTCAAGAGGCAAGCGAGTTCTAATTCAGCAAAAGCTGGATTAATTGCCCTTCTGCAGCTTGTTGAACCCTTTTCAATAGAAATTAGCCAGTGGCCATTATCTAGTCCAGAATAAGCCTCAGTGTCGCTTACTGGAACGTATTTTTTACCAATCTTTTTATAAAGTGTCATAGATGAATCGTTTCACCGAATGGAGCTACTGTTGTCTTATTATGATAACCTATAAAAATTGTATCGCAGTAGTTAGGATCGCCCCAACTTCCATATGGATATAGATCGGTAAACATGATGAAAAGTTTAGGATCTATTTCATTGTTTTTCATGTATTGCCAATTGCATTCGTAATCAGTACCTCCACCTCCTTGAGGTTCGTAATCAAGGACGCCAGAATCGCCATCTGACGAGTATTCTTTGACGTTGTACACCTTAGTATCGAAACTCCACATCTTGATATTCCAAGATTTAAAATCAGAAATAATTCCAAAAATCTCAGACTTAAAGAGCGAAATCAAATCGTCTCCAATTGAACCCGAAACATCAAATGCAATGCAGATATCAATATGATCTTCAACATGCATGCTGGGTAGATATACTCCCGTATGAAAAGATCTTTTGCTTGGGCGCATGAAAGTAAAATCATTTCTTATTTTTGATTTGCACTTTTGGCGAATAACTTCCTGCCAAGACAGTTGCGGATTGGTGATAGATCCAACAATTCGATCAATTCCTTGCGGTCTATTTCCAGAATCGCAAGATTGTATTCCAGAAATAATATCTTGCTTAATTTGATTAATTAAGCTTTCAATTTCTTCTTGAGATCTTTGATTGCCCTCTCCATCCTTATCCATTGGAATATGGGTATCAAGAATCTTAGAAGCTAAATCTTTTAAAAACTTATCGTATGCCGCAGCAGTTTTAGGAGCATTTTTTTGCAAATCGTCATAAATTTCTTCGGAATAAGAATTCTTGTATTTTTCACTCCAAAGACAATCTTCAACCAATTTGCCAATTTTATTTACTTTTAAAATATCATTAGCCGCATAATCAGAAGCTGCATTCCACATTTGACTGATCCTATCATTCTGTCTTTCCCAATAAAGGAAAATGATATGACAAGCTTCATGAGCAACAAAAAATAAAACTTCTGCTGAAGTTAATTTGTCAATAAAGTCTGGATTAAAATATAATCTATATCCATCAGTTGCTCCAGTTGGAAATTGTCTCGTCTCGACCAATTCGAGACGAGATACAATATTTCCGAAAAACGGTTGACTTAATAGCAATTTAATTCTTGCCGATATAATTTTATCGGTAGCTGACAACTGTTCCGTTTTTTTGAGCATATTAATTAGAAAAGAGATGTTTCTCCACTTTTTCCATGAAAGCGTTGTATGTTTTAAGCTTGCATGGATCGATTGGCAGTTCGTAATTTCTCAATGCGAACTTGACTGCTACAACTATCATCTCCTGCATGAAATTGTCAAGAGCAAACTGAAAATAATTATCTACTTGTTCTAGCCAATTTTTCTGACCAATTCTTTCTCTTAGTTCTGAACAGCAATTGATGCAAACTGCGTAAAGAATTGAAATGTCTTTTGAGTTCTTAAGTTTCTTAAGCGAACCATCTAAAATTTCATCTGTCTTAGGAAGCTTACTTGCGAGCTTCCTGTAGGTCATGAAACTAATTGCCAAGCCATCGCCAATCGCTCCCCCCATCAAGGAGGTAACTAAATTTTCAGATTCATTAGTTACATGCTTTAGAATGTTAGATGCCTTTTCCCAAGAACGAGGAGTTGCAAAAGCCATTGACGAAGACTTTGGATCAAAATCAAAAAGATCTTTTTTGGACCAAGTTAAAAATGAAACTACGTCATTATGTACATCATTATTAATTGCCCATTGAAACCAATCATTAAAATCTGCTTTCATCTGAAGATGAATCAAGCGATTGGCCAAAGGCATTGGCATTTTGTAAGTAACACCACGATCATTTTCGCGATTACCAGCACAAATCATATCTGCGCCTTCGGGAAGTACATACTCGCCAATTCTGCGATTTAGAGTAATCTGATACGCCCCAACTTGAACAGTGGGTGCTGCAGAAGGAAGTTCGTCAAATAAAATAATAGGATTATCTTTTTTACCTTGTGGTAGCTCAGAAGGCGGAGCCCACTTCATTGTTTTAGACTCTGGATCGTAAAATGGAATCCCGCGAACATCAGTTGGTTCCCAAAGCGCAAGACGAATATCGAGAACTTTCCGATTTGTTTCTTTGCCAATTTCAAAACAGAGATCTGATTTGCCGACACCTGGAGGTCCCCAAATCATAGGAACTTCTCTGGCCTTCAATAGAGTCTTGATGGCAGATTTAATTGCAGATGGTCCAAGGGCATTGCTTTGTGTAGTTTTTGTTACGTCAATTTTTTTATCAGTACTCATGATGAGAATTTAGCAGATTTATATATTTTGTCAAGATTAAAAGTGAATATTTATTCTGAAATAAAGGAAAATTTGTTCATACAAACTTTCTTTATCTTTCGCTCTTCCGATAAAAATTCCACTTTCAGTTTCAGCAGTCCAAAGTTGAGTCGAATTATTAAAATTAATTTTAATTCTTTTTTCCATTAGAGGCTTTTACACCTTCGATAATGGCTTCTGATTGCTTCTGAAATTTATCCACTTCTGTTTCAAGAGCTTTTAAATAATCATCAATTTTGAGCTGCATCTTTTGACCCTTACTCTCCAGATCATTAAGATTAAACATTACAATTTCTGGTTTGCTTAATTTCCAATCTCCAGTTTTAGAATCGTACTCTGCATACCCTTCTTTTAGAAGCATCTGCTTCCATTCTTTGTCAGTTAAATAAGAATCATAACAAACTGAAACCGCTGCAACCGATAAGACTGCAAACGAAGTCATTAAAACGTCTTTAATTTTTTGAGAGCTGATCATCATAATATAATTAGTGAGCTTTTGCGTAACTATCCCAGAATTTTCTTAAATTTCTTTTTCCTTCATTAAGGAGAAAGCCGACATTTGTAACTTTATTTTTTGTTTTTTGTGCAATTTGTTCGTAAGTAAGATTTTCAAAATATCTAAGTCGCAAAACTTCCTTTTGTTTTTTGGTTAGCTTGTTCATTAAACTAACTAAAGTTGTTTTGCATGAAACTTCTTCTTCTGAAGAAGCTAGGCTTTCAAAGCCGCTGACAATATCAAGCATTGGTTCAAGATTTTGAATTTCAGAATTACTTTCTTGAGGATCAATAAAGATATATTTCTTATTCTTTTTATGCAAAGTAAAAAGGGAATTTCTTGCAACTTTTTTCAGCCAATGTTTTGCGGATTCTTGATCTTCAAAAAATGGCTTGCTTTTACAAAGCTTCATGAAGCTCAATTGCGCTGAATCTTCAGCAAAATCAACACAACTAGTAAAATTTAAAACATATTTTTTAAGTTCGCAAAAATATTCTGTGAATAAAACTGCAATTTCTTCTTCGTTTAGGCATTTAGTTTTCATAGATTTCCTCGATACTATCATCAAACTCGGAACTGTCAAGGTTGTTTTTCAATTTGAAAAATAAATATTTTCCATTATCAACAATTTCAAAAATATCTTCTGGAGAATATTTATTGGTATAAAGTCTTTCTTTGTGTTTTAAGCCATTTACTCTGTCAAAGTCTACGTAGAGTAAATCCAACTTATCTTCTGGCAATCTATCTGGATTCTTTTTTTTAACTTTTTTTATCCAATGATAGACAAAATCTTGATAAACAAGAGAATCAATTTTGACTTCCATCATTAAAGTTCAACGCTTGGCACTTTTAAACGAAAAATAAATCCACCTAGCAAGTCGTCAAATTTTGCTTCGTAAATTTTATTTTTTTCCGTATCTCTATAAACGAGAGCGCCCCCAAAAGCATTTGGGGTTAAGCCAAAACCAAAACCAGAATCTTTTTTATTTAAGATGCAACCAAATACTCTGATGCAATCTTTTTCTTCCTTTCTTGATTTTACTATTCCAGTTTCAAAAGTTCCATCTGGAAAATAGAATTTAATTGAATCACCAACATTTAAAGAAATAATTAAACTTGGCTGCAGAATTCCAAGATTATTGCTAATAATCTTTTGCTGATTGATCTCCAAGCTTTGAATGCGAACACCACCTTCAGCTTTAGGTGGTGACAACAGTAGCGAAGTTAATATAATGTATTTTATCATATACCGTATTTGATTCTTGCTACTGAAAATAACTTTTTGTCAACTAAGAGTAAATTATAATTTGATCTATCTATTGAAATTCCAGCATAATTAAAACCATAATTTAATTCAAAAATTTGGTTTACGTAATTTTTTTCAAATGCCGATAGTCGATGGATCTCGCTAACATTTTGACTTTCAATATTGTGATGCTTGGGATAAATTTCTTTAAAGAACTCATCAAATTTATCTTTTGAAATTTCTATAATGTTTTCGCGCATTTGAAAAGAATAATTGGAATTACAAAAAAATCAATTCAAAATTTAATTTTTTTCATTCCATTTGTTTAAGATCCAAGAACTTGAATTCATTTTAAAATTTCCTCCAACTCCAAAAACAAATTCTAGATTATCGTCATTTAATGACATTTCAGGAATGTTTTCGGATGTTCTATCTCCTCCATTTGCAAAAATAATTTTATCGTCAGGGTAAGCTGATCTAATTTTTATAATTGCATTTTTAGCAGAATTGTCGGAGTCGTCAAAATTTATTGCAAAATCTACCATTTTCAAATTGGACAAAATACAATATCTTTCATTTAATGACAAGAAAAACTTACCTTTTTTTCTTTTTAACCATTCATCACTATTGAGTCCAACCACCAAAAAATCACCTAGTTTTTTCGCTTCATTCAAATAAGCGATATGACCAGAATGAATTGGATCGAATCCACCAGTTGCGATTACTATTTTTTTCATATTATAAGATTGTGAACCAGTCAGGTTTGTTGCGTTTTGTCCAAGTGACAAAAGGTTTATCATATTGATAATACAAACGATATTTGTCAACTGAATTTGCGTCATTGAATGACGGATGTTGACGGCATTGCATTGTAGGCGCAATAGCTACAGCAAATTCTGTTTGATCGCCATATGGAACTACTGACTTGTCAAAGTTCTCAGCAACCCAATTGATAAACCGTATTGAAAAGTGTGGATTGTATCCGCGATAAATACGCTCCCGCTCAAGAGCGAAAGCATGGTCGATAGACCAAAGAAGGTTGCCGATTGTTTCCCGCATCCACTTAGATACAGGATGATTGAAATAAGAATGCTTGCGAGGTTGGCCAAGCATATTAGGTGGAGCAGATTTAAGTATATTGACATCGAAACAATTGGCGGCCATTTGAGAAATTTCTACGACAATTTTTGATAAATGTTTGTCGCAATTATACTCTGCTGCTTTTTTGGGACAAGAATCTAATACAAATATATTCATGACAATAAGATTAATTTTGAGTGTAAGAACTAATATGGGTTTAATTTACGCAATAAAGTGTATATTGTCAATGAAAATGTATGTAGGATCTACAAATAATTTTCAAAAAAGAAAGAGTAGGCATTTAAATGATTTAAAAAGGGGAAAGCATCATTCAAAAAAGTTGCAAAGGTCTTGGATTAAGTATGGCGAAAATAATTTTAGTTTCATAATTTTAGAAGAAGATATAAAAGAAAATTTAATTGAAAGAGAGCAGTATTGGATAAATTTTTTAAATGCATATAAAAATGGATTTAATTCAAGACCAGACGCTCATGCTGTTTTATATGGCAAAAATCATTATTGGTATAAAAAGCAGCCTCATAATAAGGGATGCAAAAGTAATAACAGAAAAAAAATTATTTCGTACAATTTAATTACTGGAGAAGTTAAGCATTATGATTTTTCTTCCCAACCAATAGAAGAAGGTTTCCATCCTCAATACACTTCTACTTTTAAAAAAATGTCAAAATCTCAAGATAGATTATGGTTTTTAAAAAAAGATTTTTGCTTTTCCTTTTTTAAGGAAAAATACTTAAATGTAGTTTATCGAAAAAATAAAAATTTAGGTAAAACAAGAACTCAACAAACTAAAGATAAAATTTCTTTAGGAAAAATTGATAAAAAATTTACACAAGAGCATATTAAAAATCTATCAAAAGCAAAATTTAACAAAGGACAATCTATACAAAGATCTGATGGAATTATTTATAGTTCAATAGCTACTGCCGCGAGAGAACTTAAAGTTGACAGTTCAATAATTTCAAGAAGTTTGTCTAAAGAAAGAAAATCTTCAGTAAAGGGTTATTTTTTTAAATATTTAAACAAAGATTAATCTTTGTCACTCTTGTCAACAATTTTCCATATATTTAAGTCATTTTTATCTGAGATGTCTATAGATAATCTCATAAAAAAATCATATAAATCATATGCGCCCAATCGAGAGCATATATCGCCTAAATAATAGAAAAATAAACAAAAAACCTTCATCTTAAGAAAAGATCTTCCTTAAAGAGAAGTAAACGTCTTTTTGTTTATCCATTGCGCTTACTGCATGGCCCAATGCTCTTCTAATACCTTTTCTCTTAACATATGCATCATCTTCAGAGCAGATTGAAGTTCCCTTTGTAGTCATCTTGCCATCTGGAGAAGTTAGATCAATTACGGTTTCTCCACCCTTACAATCAATAAAGAATTCTTCGCACTCTTTAATATCTTCTGGCTTTGCAAGAGGAGCATGCTTTTTAGCATGAAAAGCTGCCCAAAATGTACGCTTTTTACCAGTCTGAGGATCAAAACGAAAGAATTTTCTGATGTGAGTCACTCTTACTTTATAGCCCGCTTTTCTTAGTTCGTGAATTGTTGGTACTTTTTTCATATTTTTCTGTAAGGATATTTTCTGGATCTCTTTCCCTATTCTCATTTGAAATGACCTCAAAGTCAATCAAAAAAAGCTGACCACTATCATTTTCTACAATATTTTTCCATCTTATGTCGTTGTGATATAAGTTTAAATCACTTAAAAGCTTAACCATTTTTCTTATTTCTGGTTTAAATTTGTAGCGATCTTTGGATATATATTTTAAATTTAAAGATTGACCGCAATATTCAGTCCAGATTGTTTTGGTTTTATCTTCAAATTTATGAAGTTTCGGCACAAAATCCAATAAATGTCCAGTAAAAAGATAAAAATCTCTTTCTTTTTTATATTTGTTCTGCGTTTGAAATACTTTTTTTACAAAATCTCCTTCTTTTTCGACTGATATTGTAGCAATACCCTTTTTAAAAATCATAAAAATATTTCAGAGAAAAAATTCTCCCACATTTCATGATGATTTGCAATAGAATTTTTGCCATTTTTTTCAAAAACAAGTTTCGATACTCTTCTATAATAGTCTGGAGATGGCGCACCATGATATTTCCATCTTTTTTCCATTGCTTTATGGTAAAGAGATAGTGCGACTAGAGTTTTTTGAGCAAGTAGAAATCCATGATCATCCGTTATATATGGAAGTGGATTTTCATCTTTTAATCTATTAAAAAATATCATTGCGACTTCTTGACATTCTTCTTTTGAATCCGCAAAAGATGCTGTCATGCATATCAAACTTAATATATCTAATGGCTTTGAATTAATGAAAGTTTCTTGTTTTTCTATAATTTTTTGTCCAAATGATTGAAACAAAATATCTCTTGAAGAAGGATCGTCTTTATAAATTGAACGAATTAATTTAACTGATTCGTCGTCATAAAGCTGTTCTATAAGGCTCATATTATCTATTCCTTACATCCTGAAGGTGTAAAATTTGATCAAATAAATCTATCCAAGCTTCTTCTTCTGATTTTATTTTTAATTTTTCTTTAAGAAATTTTGATAAATAGTTCGCTTCTTCTATGTTGGTCACTCTTGACATTAATCTATATGTAATATGATCAATTGCTTCCATATCATTATCTGAACTCATTCTGGCATCTTTAATGAATTTGATTGAAGCTTTTTTAATAGATTCGTCCGTAATCTCTTCAGAGCTTCCAGCGAGATAAAGTATAATTTTATTTAATTTATCTTTTGATAATGGCATTTTTCTAAAGTTTTTATACTCACTTGAAAGAAGAATTTTTCTTGCGTCTTGTTTGCTTATATCATTCCAACTGTAATTAGGATGTTTTAACAACCAATCTACTGCCATTTCATAGCTATTTTTGTTATATACGCAATACCAATCAATTTCTTCTGCAGTTGGAACTACTCCAATGACATCAATGTATGCCCTACGTATTGAAAATGATTCGTCTTCGCTACAAATAACTTTCGCCGCTAGAATTAAAAAGTAAATTGAAGCAATGAATATTATTTTCTTCATCAAATTAAATTACACAAAAAAAACCCCGATTCTTTCGAATCGGGGTCGCATGAATATTTAATATTATTTTTTTTCTTCTTTTCCTGTTTCTTTAGCTTTGCCTACATTTAATGCTAACCAATCTATGATTTTATAAGCTTTTCCTAAAAAGGTATCGTCTTTGGGAGTTGGCGTTAAGGCGGCTAATGCTGATGCTCCAGTTACAATTGCTGTAAGAGCTTCAATAATTTGATCACTGTGTTGAGATAGCCATACTATTGCTTTCATACTACTCTTTACACGTAAGAGCTTTCCATGAAACTGGGAATTTTTCTGCCACTAAATCATTAATCATGTTTGCAATATCTCTTGTTTCTTTCTGAGTGTCTGGCTTAAGTCTCAATCCACAAATGCGAGCGAACGCATACAAAGATCCACTCCAATACCATTCTGTATACATGTTTTGAGGTAGAATCATTCTAGCTTGTTCTGCACATACTCCAGAATTCAATAGAAAATTATAATGATCTTTGACCATATTAATTATAGTTTTAGTAGATAGTTTTTCGGAAAAATCTAATTCTACAAATTGATCTTCGTAACTTCCTTGTTTTTTGTCTGGATTCTTTTTTCTCCACTTTTCTGGAAAATAAAATTCTGGTTCACTGTCTACATAACGACGAGAAATTTCATTCCATACAAGACCAACTTGATGCTTTCCTAATTGACGGGCAACAAAAATTGGAGCCTTGATTCTAAACTGAAGCATGCAGTGACCAAATGGAGTCCAATGATTATGCTTCGCTAAAAACTTAATTAATTTTTCATCTGCATTTTTTAACTTGTTTATTGGATATTCTGCGTAAGCTCTATCAGCAACTAATTGCGTTTCGTATCCAGTTACTTCCCATTCTGACTGTTTGTCAAAACTGACTCTAGCTGCATTCGCAACTGTCAAGTCACTACCCATCCAATCAATTAAATCTACTTTCATTTATATAATGATTCTCTTTCTAATTTTCTATAACGCGCATCGCTATGCCAAACCTCATCAGATTGAGCAATGTATCGACCATCTACAGTAATTAACTCAGTTCCCTGCTTCAACCTTAGAATATTGGGCTGAAAGATGTTCGGAATATTTTTGTTCGGACTTGAGACGCATGAAGAGAACGTCAGCGCGATCAGTAGAAGACTGAGTGCCTTCGGTGCGAAGTTTTTCAATGTCTTCTGCGAGCTGATTACATTTGGCTCTGGATTTTTCGAGTATATCATAATAAAAAGATTTGTTTTTTAGTTCGAAATATGCTAATGCTAATTTTAGTAAATTAGTAATTAATGATAAAATCATATTAATCGCCTTTAATTACCCTATAACTATCTTCGTCGTGATGAGTTGTAGAGAATTCGAAGATCTCAGAATCTTCAATCGCTTCAATTCTATGAACAAGTTCTCTAGGAATATGAAAGCTTTCGCCTTTTTCTAAAATGATATCATCAGCTAAGGACATATCCTTGTCCCAGCCATAAGTAATTTTTACTCTTCCACTTTGACAAAACATCACTTCGTCTTTAACGAGATGATAGTGCCAAGATAGTTTTTTTGCTTTGATAATTTTTAATAGCTTACCGCAGTAATTATGATTATTGGTTATCCATAATTCATAACCCCAACCTTTAGGAACTAGAATATGACTTTTATTATGTTGATAATCGTGCTGGCTATATGTGCTCATGTATTTTTAATAATTAAATTTCCATCATCTATCACTAAAACTTGCGCTAAGTGAGTGTCAATATTTACCGACTTTGAACTAAATCCTTTTCCTCTTTTTATTTTAATTTCTTCTCTTGTGGTATGTCCGACTATTTGAGTGACTCCGTCAAATACTTCGCAATTAGTCCAATGATTCCAAAGCAATCCTCCTTTTTGACATCTTCCTCCTCTATACATATCAACCGCATTTAAACATGCAATTTGAGGACTATCAAAAAGTCTATTTTCTATAGCTTCATCAGCTTCCTTTACTTTCTTTTCAATCACTTCCGTCGTGAGTCCCAATATAGGATGCTTAAACCAATGAGTGCTAATGCCAGCGTGAGAGAACCAGTAAGTTGTTGTATCGTCTTTTTCATGATGGAAATATTTTAGCATTCTCCAATCAGAAATAGATAATTCTAAATTAATTGCTTCATACTTTTCCAGAGTAAATCCAGTGCAGTAGTAAGCGCCTGGAGGACGGATACGATAATTATAATCGTGATTGCCCATAAGATGAATTCTATTAGGCTTTTGCAAAGATTGTTTAAGCCATTGGGCGGTCCTTCTTGCATCTTCTACAGTGTCATTAAAATCGTCAAAGTAATCTCCAATAAAGATAATCTTTTCATCCCAATCAGAAATTATTTTTTCTACTTTGTCTATTTTTTGGTGAATGTCACCGACTACTAATGTCCTCATCTGGAAATTTTGATTCAGCTTTGTCTCTTAAAAATGTTTTAAAGGAAGAGTATTTGCGACTAATTGGATAAAATAATCTATTTATTTTCCATTCGATGTTATTAAGAAAATCTCGCAATTTCCATTCTGGAGTTGAGTGAATCTTTTTCCATCTTTCTTGAAATTTTTTGGTCGCTTCTTGTTGTTCTTTTATATTTGTTCTCTCTATTTTAAATACAGAAAGATCCCGCATTTCACCTTTTACTATATGAGCCTTAAAGGTAATGAAAACACTATCTTCACCAACGCATCCTAAATGATCATAAAATTCAATATACGTTGTGCGGGTATCATGTGTAGCTTCTTGAAATTCAGATCTACCTCCCAAAAATTCAGTTTCATCTTCAACGAAACCATATTTTTGCTGCATTAATTTTTTGTCTTCGTCTATTTTGTAATAGAATAAGCAGTTTTCCAAATCCTTTGTTTGAAAAGATAGAAAACTATCTTCAACATCTTTCTGAATAGCTTCAAAAATATCTTTATCAACTAATGGCTTAATTAGTTGATCCTTCACAGCGATTGTATCGAACATGCCTATTTGATTAACCCTGCCTTTCTAAATTGATTTTTCTATTTATAAATCCTTTATTCTTTCAGCAAGATCTTTTGATCTTTGTGATTTTGAGGTCAATTCTTCCACAATACCCTTTAAATATCTAAAGGCAAGCTTTCTTGAACTTCTATCAGTCTCTAGTTGATAATTCCATAAAGCTTCCTTCATGATTTCTAATTCACTTTGTGTTAATTGAAGCTGTATAATTTTCTGGTCCATAAACTAAATATTTAATATCATCCAATGCCTTGCGCTTTTCTTGTGTAGCTTTAATATCCCAATTTACCAACAATTGAATCATATAATCTCGATTATTTTTTACGAAATCATGCTTTTGCTTCAATTGATCAGGATTTGAAAATATTAAATCAGTTGTAATTGGATACTTCGAAAGCTCAATGGTATTAATGCACTCTTCAGAGAAGAGCGGTATAACATTATAATTTAGGGACTCGTAAAATCTATTGGCTAGATGGTTGTAATAAGTATGCGTTTTCTCATCTTCAATATAAAGCGAACAAAGATATGGAGCTAGTCCATCTTTGTCCCATTTAATGCGATCAATAAATTTTTCTGTTTTTACTCCTGCATTCAGGAATTTTTCACGATTTTTCTGATGAGTACTAACGATAACGTCAGAGCTAAGATACTTACTAAAATATTTTGCTCTGTCGGCCCGAAATGAGCCATGATAAATGATGTCATTTTTACTGGATATGTCTGTTTTTACTCGCGAATAAATTAATGAATTTAGATTAAGAATATTCCACTTGTTTACATACTTCATTACTACCTTGCTTGGCTCATGAGAATGATTTGCAATAACATCATACTTACGTCCACGTTTAACAGCCATCCAAAGTGCGCGAGGTTCGCCCAGATTGTATTCATTTGTAATATAAAAAAGCTTGGCATTCGGACTTTCTTCTAACCACTTATAATCCACGAAAGAATAATGAGATGCGTGATTAAAGATAATAGCGTCATAGCCAGATTTAATGCTATCATTGACTCCTTCATACGACCAGATGAGGTCTGCGCCCAAGTGATCTGAAATTGTTTTTGCATTGAGTAGATGTAGGTTATTGGAAAGTTTTGGTCCACCTTTGTGGGAATCGATCACCAATGTTTTCATATGTCTAAAATATAGACTTTTTTCTGAAAGTCAAGTGTAAATACTAAATATGCCGCTTCCAACTCCCGAAAAGAACCAAGAAGAAGACTCCTTTATGCAAAATTGCATGGGTGATCCCACGATGAACAAAGATTTTAAAGATCAAAAGCAAAGAGCAGCAGTTTGTTATCGCCAATTTAGAGTCAGAAAAGATAAGAAATCAAATGCTTCAGACGCAACAGAAGTAAAATGGTCCGATGTTAGTAAAGATGGTGCGATTGGTTTGATATAATTACCAGTGGCGAATTACGCCAGCAATAATCACAAAGTTTGTGATTAAATAAATTAATAAAATTATTGTCCTAATGATGGCAACTCGATCAGCTATCTTAGGATCTTTATGAGCTTTTTCTCCAAGAGCTTTAAACCAAAGGTATAAAATACTTTTCATTAATCGCAGTGATATAATTCTATTTTGTAAATGTGAGCCATTTTTGCTAAAATTGATTTATCGCATTTATCGTAGTAGGATTTAAAATAAATTTTTTTAACTCCATAAGATGCCAAATTCTTTAGGCAGTCATAACAAGGAGCTAAAGTTACCGCAACATTTGGGCATTCTTGGGGTTTAATGTATCTTAATAAATTTGTTTCTGCGTGGATAACAAATTGTCTTCTTTTTTCTCGATCTGACCAATCGATTTCTATTTTAGGTGGTGCGCCATTGTAGCTAACGCCAGCAATTGAGCCGTCTTCTCTAATTGCTACTGCACCAACCTTGTGATAAGGATCTTCGCTGCGCTTTGAAGCGACATCCGCTAATTCAAGCCACCAATCAATCTTGTCTATTCTTCCACTCATTATTGAATTCTTTTATCTTTTCTAAACAAATCAGTTTATTTTTACGATGAGAATGAGTGCGATTATGTAAACACCAAGGGCATGAACCGTGATTGCGACAGGAGTAGTCAAATGCTTTAGAGTTCCTAAAGGATTTTCTCTTTTCCTTACCATGAAGAATTGCTTTTTCTAAACCCATAAAATATTTTACACAAAATAAACCACCGTGTTGGAATCGAACCAACATTCGCAGTTTTGCAGACTGCTCCCTTAGCCATTTGGGTAACGGTGGATGCTACAACTAAAACTTAAGCAAATTAAATATTTTAGCAAAGAATCTTTTGATTCAACCTTTGATTTGGTCCAAAGCTGATTCGATGTCAGCTTCAGCTTCATCAAGTTCTTCTTTGATTTTTCTCTTAACGGCAATTAAGGTTTGATTTAAATTGCTAATTTTTTCTTCAGAAGCTAAAAGCTCTTCATTTTTAGCATTAAGATTATCGTAGGCTTCTGTTAATTTGTTATTCAAATCAGTGATTTGATTTTGCAAATTATTTAATGCGTTAGATGAATCTGAAATTGAATTCGAGACTGATTGCAAGTCACTTCTCAATAGATTAGCTTCGCTTTCTTTAGATTGCAACTGTTGCGCCAAGGAATCTCTTTCTGCAGTGATTGCGGAAACCAAGCTTTGTAAAGCGTCAGTTTGAGCGCTATTTGAAATAGAACCAGAATTAATTTGATCAACTAATTGCTGATAGCTTGATTGAAGATTGCCAATTGTGCCATTTAAATTATCTATTTGGCTTTGCAAATCGCGATTTGTGTTTTGTAGATTGCCGTAATCAGCTTCTGAATATGAAGAATAATTACTATTTTGAGCTTCTTGTAGGAAGTTGTTTAGAGTGCCAATCGTATTATTTTGAGAATTGATTAGCTCTTGGAGGATTTGAATGAATCTGTAGTTGTCCATAGGTTGTAATATATTTACACCGAGATTAAAGTGGAGCCAACACTCGGGATTGAACCGAGGACCGACGGTTTACAAAACCGTTGCTCTACCACTAAACTATGTTGGCGAGAAATTTTTATAAATTTTCAATTTCTCTGTGGCAATTTGCGCAAACTAATATGCATTTTTTAGCTTCTTCTAAAATTCTTTCAAATGATCTATAGTAATTTCGCTGACTCAATTCAAAAGATTTTGTTTTTCTATCTAGATGATGAAATTCTAAGGCTGAATCGCATTTATTATAATTGCAAATTGTACATTTGCCGCCAAAAATATTAATTAGTTTTTGTTTAATAATTTTTCTTTTTTTTGCTATTGATTCTGATCTACATTTTTTGCATCTATATGCATTTCTATTTTCTAAAACAAAGTCGGAATCGCCATGATGAGGGCATTTTTTAATAATAAGTTTTTCTTTCATTATTGCAGAATACACTCAATTTAAATGGTAGAGACATTTTTGCTCTACCATTAATCTTAAAAAGATGGCTCCTCCCCTTGGATTTGAACCAAGATATTACGTCTTAACAGGACGTTCCATTTCCGTTATGGTAGAGAGGAATTAATATATAGTAAATAATTACTATATTTTTTCTAAAATGGTGGGTAGTGATGGACTCGAACCATCGATGACCGAAGTCGGGAAATTTACAGTCTCCTGCAATAGCCGCTATGCGAACTACCCATTAAAATTGTCTAGTCTCTCCCAGTGTCACACCACTGATTTAGTCCACGCAACTAACAAGCGCAGACTCAACCTAGCGGCATGGAGCCACTAGCAGGTGTCGCAAGGCTGAAGTCACATAGTGACCTCGTTGCTCCTTCCACACATGGTGGACGAGCTAATTAAAAATCGTCTCTCCGATTAGTCGCACCACTCTTCGACCGAGTATTCCCGATCCATGCACTCCACATTCGCAGAGAGGCAGGTGTCGCTTTCGAGCAGGAGTTACAGGATGCTACATTCCAATTACATCCCACCCTACTACCAGTGGGGTTGTGGTTACTCGAAATTGGTTGCAGGTGAGGGATTTGAACCCCCGATCTTTTGGTTATGAGCCAAACGACTTGACCTCTTGTCCAACCTGCGATTAAATTAATCAATCAGTTTCCTATACCCATTAGAATAGACCTCATAAAGTCTATAATCTGGACGATACCTCAGAGTATCTTTAGCCATTTTTAGACCATCAAGACGACCATTCGTATTTTTTTTAAGATCGGCACTGTACGAAGTTACATATTCGTCCTTGCCATCAAGGATCTCGTAACTTACTACAGAAACCAACTCATCAAATTGAGGAACTGACTTTTCTTCCATTTTTTTAGTTTCTTCCTGCAAGTTGCTTTGACTTACCTAGAAGAATGTCGTGAATCATATGGCGACTCTTGTAATCTACAATAAAACCGTTTTCATTCACTGGCAATTCCTTACAGGCCAAATCCAGATCAAAATTAAGAACTTCGGCCATGCACTTGATCTTGCGCAAGATACCAATTTCCTTATACTTCAAGATTGCCCAAAGGCAGTCTACTTGAGCTGAGTTTGCTTTGTTGATTGCTTCGCTGATTGTAGGGATTTCTTCATTCATAAATTTCGTATATGTGCCAGATAATACATCTAGCGTTTTCAAAAGTCAAGCGATATTTTCGCCATTGCAGTGATAAACTTGCTTAAGATCCCAGTTTTCTTTTTCTACTGCTGCAAGCATGTCTCTTGTTCTGTAAATTGTTTTTCTAAGAATTGGATTGGAATGATTTTTTAGCCATTCATGTCTTACTTTCAAGTAAGAAACAATCCATTCTCTTTCGCCTCCACCCTTGGAAGGAATTGAAGCAGAAAATTTATTCCTTAAAAAGCTCAAAATACTGCCAGAATGAATGAAAGAATCATAAATCACAAGCATGGAAAGTGGCAAAGTAAATTTGTTTGACTCAAACCACTTTACAGCAGGCTTCCAATAATGTTCATCGAAAAATTCATCTTGAGATTCTTGCATGATTGGATCTGAACCAGAGCCCTTTAACAAGGAAAGTAAATTTGCGTCATTTACTACTGAAACTTTTCCGATCTTTTGTAAATATGGCTTTAATTCATCTGCAAATTTGCCATCTTTTTGAACATATAGGGATATTAATTTATTTAAATTGCCCCATTCTGTTGTTTGGCTTTTGCCGAATGTAATTTGTTTGATTTGATTGGGACCATCCTTATATAGAGAAATGGCCGCATAATTTCCATTTTGCGAGCCAGATTCTATATAGTTTAAAATTCTTTGTATTTTGTTTTTGGTTTCGGGAGTCATACTCTTTTCCTTACTTCCATTTTACACAATTCGTATGGAGATGATGCCCCAGCATATGACATTGATGATTTAATTCCTTGTTCGAATCTTTTTAACAAATCGATTACTGAATCTTGAGATAAATCAATTAAACTTTCTCTTCCTTCGGTATATTTGTCTTCGCCTTTATTTCTTGCAGAAGCAGAACCATAAAAGATTTTCTTGTCTCCATTAAAAGGAGCCGCACTGTCATGGCAAGCCGCAAACATACCGCCAACCATAACCATATCTGCTCCAGCATGGAGGGCTTTACAGGAATCTCCCACTTCTCTTACTTGTCCATCAGCGATAATTGGAACTTTTGGCATGATTTTGTTTTCCATTGCTTCTTTGATTTCAGCAATGATCGAATACATTGGCGTACCCACACCAGTATTATTATAGGTTGTGCAAGCCGCACCCATTGAAAGTCCAACTTTAATTGCATCTGCGCCCCATTCAATCAAGTCTTTTGCTCCTGAAACTGATCCAGCATTGCCAACGATTAGTTTTGGTTTAATCTTCCAAGGAAGTTGATGAAAAAATTTACAAACATTCTTTACTTGCAAACTATGTCCGTGAGCAACATCAATAGTAATAAAATGAACATTGTAATCATTTTCTGCCAGATCTTGCAGCAGATCATAATCAATATCTTTTACTCCGACACTAATGCTTAAAGGAAAGCCTGATTTATTTTTAGCCATTAACCATTCGCGAATTCCACTCTTGCCAAAATAATCATAAAATCTATGCAAAATGTAAAAATATCCTTGTTTTCCAAGCGTCTCCGCCCATTTAAAATTTACTGTGCATGCCATATTTGCTGGCAAAACTGGCAATTTGAATTTTGTTCCGAGAAAATCTACTTCTGTTGATAGGTTGTCTCTTGATTTTACTTCAGAGTAGTTAGGGATTAAAACTACATCTTTGTAAGATAGCATTTCTTTCATTTGTTTATATTTGTTAAGAGTACTTTAATGTTGCCGATAGAATAGCCTATTTGTGCAAGACCTTCAATTGTAAAACCCTCGGTAGTAAGTTCGATTTTAGGAGATTTGTTGAAATAAATCTCATTTCCATCGTCTAGTTGACATAAAATGCAACTCACTTCGTTTGCGACAATAGAATTAGCTTTAAATTCTTTATCCAACCATTCCTTCAATAAGCCATTTGTACCTATTACTTTTAAATTTGCTGAGATTTGTTCCATACTGTAGTTTTAATATTATCCAAAATATCCTGCATTTTAATCATAGAAATTTCATCATTTCTACCAGCTCGCGAATAAATCTTGTACAAGGCATCTTTTGAGGTGGTTGCTTTTGAATTCTTATTAACTAAACGGTCGCAAAGAGTAATTAAATTCAATCTTGAAACTATAATAAAATCATTTTCTCTTTCGAAAGCGATATAATCGGCAGCTCCATATAGCCACCCTTTATTTCCAGCGACATTTTTGAATTCAACCCAAACTAATTCGTCACTTACTCCACTATCACCTCTAGAGCTTTTCTTCCTCGCCTTAACGTCTACTAGATACTTTAAATTATTTTTTGCAGTTAAAATGAAGTCTATGTGAGAAATTTGTTGCTTTGTTGTCGCCCTAACGGGATTTAAATTCTTTTGTTTTGCCAAATCCTCGAAAATGCATTCGGCAGATTCCCCCATTTTTTGACTTTCTCCACTGTAGTCGTATTTACTCCTGAAACCCATATAATGAGTGTAAAACCATCTGTTAAAAAGTCAATCTTAAAATTATAATAACTATGGCAACAAGAGAAGAATTAGGGAAAATAGCTAGGCAAACAATCGGAAAATCTTTGATTGAGTTGGAGCCATCAGCTATTCTTGAGCTGTATGAACTCTATTTTGATGTGGAACAGGAGCCTTATCGATTTCATTCTGGAACAAACAATCTTTTAAAAAATATCGTTTGGAATGGTAATGAATATTTTGCTTCAGCAATTGAAGTAGAAGGTTTTGAGGCCAACTTGATGGGTAGACTGCCTCGCCCAAAGGTAACTGTGGCAAACGTTGATTATACTATATCTAATATTTTAAGAGACTATTCTGATTTTAGAAACGGTAAATTTGTTAGAATTAGATTATTTTTAAAACATTTGGATGCAGTTAATTTTGATGAAGGAGAAAATCCTTTCGGAACTCCAGATCCATTAGCTTATATTTCTCAAGAAAGATATCTGATATCGCAAAAATTAATCGAAAATAAACAAATAATTCAATTTGAATTGATTACGCCTTTCGATTTGCAAAGTTTAGAAACTGCAACAAGGGCTATTTATGGTAGATATTGCTATTGGCAATATAGAGGTGCTGGCTGTGGATATCAAGGAGATTTAATATGTCAAGAAAATGATGTTGATTTTACGGTTGCGCCAACTTCCAATAATCATTTAAAAGATTCAGTTGGTCAATTTATTAATGGGACTTATGATGAAACGATTAAAAAATTTAAATGGTCTTTAGATAAGCAATATTTGGATGGTGATATAGTTTTTGTTGAAAACATAGATTTAAATGGCTTTAAAGATCCAGCTAGGACATTTTTTGTATGCGTAAAAAGTCATACGTCTTCAAAATTTATTACTCCAAATAAATCTTACGATTTTTGGCAAAAAGACGGATGCTCAAAAACAATTAAAGCTTGTAAAAAAAGATTTGTATTACCACAATATAATTCATTTTTAAATTATATTGCCTATAACGATTCCGATACAGTAAATGGAATTATGCCCTTTGGCGGATTTCCAGGTACTGATAAATTTCAATATCAATAACATGGATAAAATTTTTTCAAAAATTGAAGATTTAGTGCCTTTTTTAAAAAAAGAAGCTGAATATAGTCTTTTTGCAGAATTATGCGCTCTCATAGGATTAAATAATAAAAATGAAATTGTTTATAGAAAAATGCAAAATAGATCAAAAAATCCAGAAATGTATTTCATGATTGATCCTTATGAATATTTAGAGTTTATAAATGATTTTAAAATTATTTCAGTTTTTCATAGTCATTTAGTGGGTAGTGAAAAGCCATCCGAGTTTGATGAAAAAACTTCTGAAAATTGCTGTTTGGCCTTCATAATTTACTCAATATGTAGTGAGAAATTTTTTATTTATGAACCTCAATATAAAGATTATGATGTAAATACTATACAAAGGTTAAAGGAATTAGTGTGACTACTGTAAAAATATACGGTTTGTTGTCAAAAGAATTTGGAGAAACAATAAAAATTCATTTAGGAAGAATAAATGACGTTTTAATTGCGATTGATGCTGTAAAGAATGGTTTTAGAAAAAAAATAAACGAATTAAATAAAAATAAATTAAGTTATTGCATTCAAATTGATAAAAAAAATAAAACTTTATGCATACTGCCGATAATTGGCGGAAGTGGAAAAGTATGGAAATGGGTTGTTACGGCAGTTTTAGTTGTAGCGGCAGTAGTGGCTTTTGCATTCGGCATGCCAATGTTGGGAGTGTCGCTTTTAACTAGCGCTTTTTCGATGGCTCAATACGCCATGATAAAAATTCCATCTCCACCTAAACTGCCAGATCAATCTATTGGTGGTGCAGCTTACGCTTCAGAAGCTGCTGGAAAAAGTTATATTTTCGACAATATGCAAAACATATCTTCACAAGGAACAATAGTAGATTTTGGATATGGTAGATTTAAAACTGCTTCTAAAATTTTAGCGATATCCGTAAAAAGCTATCCCACTAATATTTCATTTAATGAGGAAGCTGATTTTTACTCCTTGGGAAATAAAATAGACATTTATGACTAAAATTTATTTACATGGGGAATTAGCTCATATTTTTGGAAATTTTTTTAAATTAAAAATTAATAACGCATTATCCGCACTAAAAGGAATAGATGCTAATAAAAAAGGTTTTCTCCAAAAAATATCATCATTGAGTAAAAATGGTATTTATTATTCTATTATAGTTGATAATGAAGAAATGCAAAATCAAAATCAGTTAATTGAAAAGAGGTCTATAGAGTCAATTCACATAATTCCAATTATATATGGAAGTGGTGAACTTGTTGCTGCTGGAATAGGATTAGTTGCTGCTGGTTCATTAACTGTGGCGGGTCAAATTGTGGCTGGCTTAGTCAACATGGCAATTTCTTTGGGGGTTTCATTTTTAATGAGCGCTTTAATGAAGCAAGCTTCGCCTCCTTCAATGGGAGTTCAAAACATAGCGGTTGGCGGAGCAACTCTAGCAATAGAATCTGCTGGGAAAAGTTATGTTTTTAGTAATAACGTAAATAGTTCTGAGCAAGGATCTGCAATTCCAGTTGGTTATGGAAAAATTAAAACAAGCTCATCAGTAATTTTTTCCTCTGTTTTAAATTATCCAACAAATTCAAAATCTTCTGAAGAATTTATTGGCAACGAATCGTTAGTTTTATTTTCTGAATTTTTGGCTAATTAAAATGAAGCATTTAATCAAAAAAAATAAATTTACTATTTTGGGAGCTGGTGGTGGTCCAAAATCCCCACCACCTTCGCCGCCACCAACCGTCACTCAATATCCTTCAGTTTTAGCTCCGCCGCAGATGGGCGGAGTTGCAACAGTATCTTCATTTTCTTATGCCGAATTAATAGATTTAATTTCAGATGGTCCAATTGAAGGACTAGTTAATAAAAACGGAAAAAAAGTATATGAAGAAAACATATTTGAGGGCATATATTTAAATGATGCACCTATTAAGGAAACATCTTCGATAAAAACTCAAAAAATATCAATAGATTTTTTAAAAAGAGCGTTAAAGGATTTTTGGAGTGATAATAAAAATTGTTTTAGCGATGGCGTTGTGAATCTGCCCGATACTTCGATATTAAATGTAGATGGTTCGGTTGATTCTTTTAGCAGAATATTAAAAATTGGATCTACTTCTATTGACATAGATAATGCAAATTTTGATTCTGGAATAAAAATAACTTCATATAGTCCTAAAAATTCTGCATATAATTTTATTAAATTATTGGGAGGATCTTTTGATGTGCAGGCTTTATTGGATAAAACTTTTAATTTATCCCCAATTGAAAATGAAAATATATTTCTCACATCAATAGAAATTCCAAAATTTAAAATTTTTATAAATAAAACGTTCGATCCAACCGAAGGCGGTGTTGATGGAAAATATCCATTAAAAATATCAATACCAAATTTGGGAAATTATATTTATTTTTCAATTGGATCTGATTCTTTGAATTCTTTCAATTATTTTGAAATGCCAAGGTCTTATGCGGAAAACGGCTCATTGACGCCTGCTGGACAAAAAACCTTTTTGAAGACTTTAATTGATTCAAGTAATTATTACCAATATGATGTTTTTAATTTGAGATTATTTATTTGGTCTATTTATAGCGAAACTGATGGAATTAAAAATATTGATAATATTTTAGATAAATATTTTAACAATTTAATCGTTTATCAAAATGATGTTTCATTATATAATTATAATTTAGTTCAAGCGGAATTTAAAAATGGATCTGAAATCCAAACCCCATTAAAAGCATTTAATAGAATTGAAATTGAAAATAATATTGGAAAAGAATTAATTGGGCCATTTAAACTTGTTGCGTGCAAAAAAACGGCTGCAGCTGGAACTGACCCAGCAACATATATGGGAGTTACCAGATTAGCGTCTTTTTGTGCGGACGCTAATTCAAAGCCAACATATTCAACAGTGCCAGAAAGTTCTGATGATATTAGATACGTAAGAGCTTGGCCTGTTGAATATGCAAATGATGGTGCTCCATATTTAATATGCAATCTTTACACAAATTATTCTTTATATGATAAAACTTCGGCATCTAGAATTTGTCAAGAAGCAGTACCTATAACTCATTACATAGCAAATGAAAACGTAGAAGAAGTTTATGTAACATTGTCATTAGATGCCCTATATGATACGGCACATGTGGATTGTGTCCAGCCTGGATTTCGCACTGATGTAAATAAAGCTAATCAAACGCTCCCAGTACCTCCAGGTACAAAAACTTGGGCACAAATTCAAAAAACAGATTATGTAGTCAATTCAATTAAAACAGGATACTTTTTAATTGCTGGAACCTCAATCAGCGATGGATACATAATTGACGAAAATGAATGTTTAAGTTGCATATTTTGTAATATAAAAAATATTACTTCCACAACTTGCGATTATTTTTCAGCAATTAAAAGTTCAATAGGTTTATGCACTAAAATAAATAATATTGATAATTATATTACCGCTAGTGATGACGGCTTATCAAATACAAAATACGACTTATCTACAGCCAGTCCACTAAGGTGTTGGACCGTTCCGAACAATAGTTGCTACACAAAAGAATCGATATGCATAAATGGATATATCGGAAATCCAAGCGCGTTTGAATCAAAACTAAAATCAAGAAATATAGATGGAACTATTGCATATTCATATGGTTTAACTGATAGAGAAACTTTATGCATAAATGGAACTTCTTTTTTAACTTTAATTACTACTAATATACCATCTCTAGCAAATCCAAAAAACGTAATAGTAGCAGAATACAAATATTATACAGCGCCAGAAAGTGAACTTAAGAAAAGAGCTTCTGTAGCTTTGATATTAAATAACTATATTGATTACAAGTTAATTTTTAAATATTGGGATTCTGTTGCAAATTCGGTTGCAAAAGATACACCAAACACAATTGATAATTTAGATATTCTATACCCAAATGTCCAGAGATATATTGTTGATCCATTTTTGAGATATTGGAGTTCAAAAAGTAATTTAACTTATACTATAAAAGACGGGGCTAAAGATGTCATTAAAAATTTATATCTAATTGGTTTTAATAAACATTATTTAGATAGTCAGCTTTCATATTTTCAGTCAGCTGGAAAATTAAAATTAAGTGTTTTAGATCAACTTTTAGAAGAATATTTATTAAAATCTCCTTCTGGGCTAACATATTCCGCATCAGTTGAAGGTGGATCTATAATTACAGATGTTTCTTTTACTTCTGGATTGCAGGAAAGTTTAAAAAAATTCGAGGGTGGAAAATTAATTGGTTTTTCTTCTGTATATTTATTTGAAAAAGTGAGTGTTTTTGACGCTAATACTATAAGAGTTTATTTAGATAATGCAGATTTAAATAATGTTAAAAATAATAGAATTCATACTTTTTTAATTAATTCTGATAACAAGACTTTTAATTACAATTTTTATGACCCAAAAAATATTTTTATAATAGATGGCGCATATACAAAAGTTAACCAAGGATCGGATGTTATTATATTTTATCAATTATATTCAAATGTATCAACATCAATAAATAATCCAGATTTAGAGAAAATAAGTTATTATAAGGGTACTGCTAATTCTGCTACTACGACTCAACTAAATCCAGGCTTTGGTGATAAATTACAAAACATAACAGCAGGAACAAGATTGCCAGCAGTTGTAAAAGTGCAAGTTGAAACTGGGTATGAATCCAAACAGAGAGTTTTTTGCATAGGTCCAAATGAATATTTTAAATATTTTTTTGAAATATTTGGCGTTTCTACGCAGCAGTCGTATATAGACTTGGGTAGAAAAACTTATGATTTTGTTTATGGAACAAAAGGAAGTTTTGATTCTGGTGGTTATCTAGTTAAAACGACAAATCTTTATTATCCAGATAAAAAAATATACCTTTTAAAAGTTACGTCTTCAGTCGATGGAATTAATCAAAAATTAAGATTCTTTTTGACTGATAATAAAGAAATTGATTTTGTTGATTTAGGATTGAAATTTGGACAAAAAGATGAAGAAAAAGGAATTTGCGAAATAATACAAAATGATAAAGTAATAGGTTTAAAACAAGAAATTAATATCTCAAATTCAATTTACGGTTCTGAGGCAATACAAAAATATGATGATTTAATTTTTGGTTTTAATTCTGATTTAAACGATTACAGAATTGGAGATTTAGACGAAGGTGGAACTTTATTTCATAAAGTTTCAATAAATAATTTTAATCAAACTGGAATTAAAAGTTTAACTTGTGGAAATCAATGTTATATAGCAGTTAGTACTGGTGGATTTTTAGCGACATCAAGCGATGGAGAAAGTTGGACCCAAAGAACAAGTAGTTTCGGAAGTACTGGAATACAGAAAGTAATTTATGGAAATAATTTATATGTTGCCGCTGGTAATTCTGGTAAACTTGCTACTTCTCCAAATGCAATTGATTGGACGCAAAGAACAAGTAGTTTTTTAACTACTGGAATTTCTGGATTAACTTATGGTAATAGTTGTTACGTAATTGTTGGAGCAAGCGGTAAATTAGCAACATCTGCAGATGCATGTAATTGGACCACGAGAAATATAAACTGGGGTGCAACTGGAATTTCCACAGTCGCTTTTGGAAACAATTGCTACGTTATTGCTGGTCAAAGTGGGAAACTTGCAACTTCAACCGATGGAAATACTTGGACTGAAAGAATCAGCAGTTTCGGAACTACTGGTATTAATTGTGTCATATTTGGCAATTCGCTATTTGTGGCTGCTGGAGCAAGTGGAACGTTAGCTACATCTCCAAATGCTCAAACTTGGACGGAGCGCAATAGCAGCTTTGGAATTACTGGAATTTGCACATTATCTTATCATAATGGAGTTTATTATGCTGGTGGGATTTCTGGCACTTTTGCAAAATCTCTTGATGCATTTTGTTGGAAACAAGATTCTGATTTTGCAGCTCAGTATGGAGTGGTTTCAAATAATAGTGTCTGCACGATTCTTGCAACTGCGCAAAATAAATTAATTGCTGGTGGTGATTTGACAGGTCGATTTATCATTTCTTCAGGACCAATTGTAAGCAATTATTTTAATAATGCATATGAGGAAATAGATCTCGGACAAAGCCAAAGTCTTTTGAGAAAGAGAAATAGCATTAATAAACAAATTCTACCAAATAATATTTTAACTGTTGAAAATTATACCAATTCCTATGCAGAATTTACTTCTAGCGAAAAGAATTTTGATACTTTTGCAATATACGATTGCTCAAATATTAATAAGTGCATTAAAATTGAATTATATAATTATAACTATACAGCTTTTCAAGTTGTGGATATCCCAACTGATCAGCAAATTAGAAATTACACGGCATCTAATTATTACATGTCTTTTTATTTTGAAGAATTCGTTGGTTATAGAGGCGACAATTATCAATCTCTTTACAAAACTTTAGAAAAAAATTTCCCCAATGATGTGATTATTAATTTCCCAGCATTGGAAACTAATCCATCAAGATCTGAAGTTTTACCTGAAACTTATGCAAATTGGAAAAATGGAAATTTTATAATTAGAATAAGTAAGGCGCTTTTTGATCCAATTGCAAATATAAATGAATTTTCCGTAAAAGATAGAGTTTTTAATTCTTATAAAACCACCTTGGATTCTAGTTTTAAAATTAATTTATCAAATCATATTAACGCTTATTTACAAGAAGAATTAATTTTGGATAAGATTAATTCAAAAATAATTAATAACTTAAATTTTTTAACAAGAATCGCTAGTGGTACAACAATCATAGATTCTTTGAATTTTGAATATGTTAAAAATTATTTTAAAAATACAAATTGGGTATTTGAACATAAAAGATCAGATGTGTTTTATGAACTTTTTTCAAAAGTGCTTAATGCATCTAATTTTAAATCGCAAAGTATAGGCGCAGTCAAGCATATAACTGCTAGTGAAGTAATTACTGTTCCATCTGTAAATCTCCAAGAAAGAGCTGCTGGTTTACCACAAAAAATTGATCCTTTGTTTTTTAATGGAAGTTTTTGGGTTATTTTAAATAATTCTTCAAATAAAATTTCTTTTATTTTTGATCAGAATTTTAATGGAAAAATTAATTTTAATACTTCTAATTCAATTGATGTCGCAAATTATATTTGCAATATAAGTAATATTACTTTTACTTCTTATGAAAGTAATGTTCTTTATGGTACTAGAGATGGATCAAATTCTTTTAGTACATGTACGAATATTCCTCTTGATTACACTGTGCAAGTTGGGAAAAGTAGTTCTAGTCTTTATAATGGCAGACAGATAAACTATTTATTAGGGCTTGCAGATTTTTATTTTTGGGGTAATTATGCAGGATCAAAACAAATAACACTATGTAACGCTATTCAAGATAGTTATACTCAGCGTTTTTGTGGTAGAAGATTTTCTAGCGTTGGCAAAGGATATGAAATACAATATTCGTATTTTGGCAACGAAGGTGGGACAGTTGGATTTTTAAAAGAATTAAAAGATTTACGACCAACAGCCTACCATCACGTAGAATTTTTTCAAGATGGATTTCTAAATAATAATAGAATTATTACTTTTGATTTACCAAGTTCTATTCAACAAGAGACAATTTTGAGATGTTTTGAATACGTTTTATCATCATGTGGAATAATAAAAAGAGATTTAAAAATTAAAAATTACATAGCGACTTCAATTTATGAAAAAACTTATAAAGCCGCAAATGGAGACGTAACTTTTTTATATTATGAAAATGTTCCATTTTCAAATATAGATAGTGATTCTAATAATACTTTTGCAAATGATGCTGGATTAGCAATTAAACTTCCAGCTCCAAAATATTATGAAGATGGTACGCCATTCAGAAGATATGTAAAAGTTACAAAACTTTCTTACGAAACGCTATCTCCATTGATTTCAAAAAGAGTTGCTTTAGCTAAAATTACTGAAATTATTCCTCAGAAATTTTCATACCCCTTCTCTTCAATGGTTGGAATGAAAATTGATTCTAGGGCATTTTCCCAAATACCAACTAGAACTTTTGATTGCAAGCTTAAAAAGATTTTGGTTCCTTCTAATTATTTTCCAAATGATGAAGATGGGGAAGATGTCAGATACATGGACGGAACTGGTAAATATAAAATATACGATGGAGATTGGGATGGTACATTTAAATTAATGTGGACAAATAATCCAGCTTGGATTTTGATGGACATGCTTGTAAATAAAAGATATGGATTAGGAAACTATATATCTTCAGACCAAATAGACATATGGGAACTTTATAAAATAGCTAGATGGTGTGATGGCGTTGATGATAATGGATATTACTACGGAGTTCCAGATAGTTATGGTGGTACTGAGCCAAGACACGCATTTAATGGTATTATAACTGAAAAATTTAATGTCTTTGACATGATTAATCAAATTGCTTCAATTTTTAGGGGTCATGTTTATTACATGAATTCAATGATTACGTTTGATGATGACAGACTTAAACCAATTATTGGAGAATTTAATAATTCAGATGTTAAGGATGGTATTTTTAATTATACAAATCATAAAAAAGATGATGAATATACAGCGGTTGAAGTTGCATATATTGATGAAAAGGATAATTATAAACCAAAAATTGAATATGTAGAAGATTCAGATGGCATAAGAAAAAGAGGTATTCTTAAAAAACAAATAAATGCCTTTGGAGTAACGTCAAAAGGACAAGCGAGAAGATTAGGCTTGCATTTCCTATTTCAAACGTCAAAAGAAAATATGAACGTTTCTTTTACTACGGACATGAAAGCATTGCTTTACAAGCTTGGAGATTTAATAGGAATTAATGATGAACTGTTTAATTCATATAGAAATTTTGGTAGAGTAGAGAAAATAGAAAATTTAAATGATGATAAATTTAAAATTATAGTTTCTCCCGCTATTTGCGAAACATTTTTAGACGTTTCAGAAATAACGCTATATACCGCTACTTCAAAGCCAAAATATGAAGATATTTCATCCTCAACAGAATCTTATCCATATCAAATAAAAATAGCAACAAACAATATTATTACAAAAAGAATTGATGAAAAATTCGTAAATAAAGAATTTATTTTTACAAAAACAGAAGATAGAGATTTAATAAATCAAGCTTACTATTACACTGGATTAATTTCCTTTGATTATTCCGAACCTTTATCTAGTACAATCACTTATCAAAGTTCTTTAAAATATGTCAGAAATTATGATATAAATAATAATTATTCTGCAAAATATGGACATTGGAAATTGATAACAGGAAATCCAGATGAAATGGGGCAAGATTTATATTTATTTGATTCTGTATCGGATTTAGTTTGCAAAAACACAAATCAAAAAAAACAATATTTCTTTTCAATTTTTGATAGCGGCAAATATTTGAAATTTACTGGAACAAATTTGCTAAATGAACCTCTTTATGATTATTCTGGTTTTTCAATTACTGGAAATACTGATGAACCTTTTAAAATTTGTGTAAATGACTCCTTGGGATATTCAAGTGGATCAATCAGCTATTCTGAAATAATAGAGAATGATAGACCATCAATTGAAAATTTTAAAATAATTACTGGATACAATTATCCAGATTCTGGATATTCAGAATTAGAAATTTCAAAAAGTGGCTGGGATTATGAAAGTGGATCTTTTAACAAAATTAAAGAATCCGTAAAAAATGGAATTCAAAATTTAGTTGTAGGTTCTCAATTTTCATTAAAAATTAAAAATATTAATCAGCCAATTTTTAAAATAATGTCAATTACTGAAAATTATATAAATGAATATAATTTATTGGCAACAGAATACAATGCTGACAAATTTAAGTTGATAGAAGAAAATGCATCTATAGATGATTTAAATAGTACTTTTAATTTTATTTCGGCTTATAATTCGAAAAATAATTCTTCCGAAAAAGACGCCTTATTAAAGGCTCCAATATTTAAATCTTTAAAATATATTAGAGATAATAATTATGATAAAAAATATTTAAATATTCAATGGACGCCCACTAATTCAAATACTAATTTAGTTTATCAAATTTTTATACAAACTCCATCAAAGCAAACAAATAATCATACAATTTCAAATATAGGAATTGATTACTATAGCGAAATTAATAATGAATATGAAATTAATTTTGATTTAGAAAATGCAAATTTTGAAATTGGGACTTATCAAGTGTCAATTTCTTCTTCCACTCAAGACATGCAAACATACAATGGAGTTTTATCAATGCAGGGCAATAATAATTTTTTAAATAGAATTTCTACGATGGCTTCAAGATCAATTTTGATTCTTGAATACTAAATTTTTTTAATGTAAGATTCGGAGTCTTTTTCGTATCCAAGTAATTTATATACTTTTTTTATTTTATTGGATAGGGGATGTCTTTCCGTGACATTCATTGAAATATATTCACATTTTTGACTTTTTGCAAATTCATGTGCAATTTTATATAATTTCATTCCAACGTTTGATTTTTTAGCAAGCCACAAATATTCATCCATTATTTTTTTATTAAATTTTTCCGACTTTCTAATGATTCCAATGAAAATACTATCGTATTTTTCTCCATTGAAATGTGCCCAAACATGAATGTTCCAAATCAATAATGATTCATGAGATAAAGATTTATAAATAAGTTCATAATCATGTTTTAAATCAAGTGCATGGCCGTACTTTTCATTATCTATCTCATGGAGCGAATAAATATCTTTTGCAACTATCTCTAATTCTTCTGGAGAGATAATTTTTTTAATAAAAGATTCCGACATATTAAGAAATAATTGAAATTAACTTGCGACATTCTCTAGCTGGAATATCTTTAAATGAATTCCAGCTTTTTGCTTCTGGATTTTGATAAGATTCAGACATCCACATATCTCTCAGTTTTTGTTTGAAGTCTTCAAAGTTACTAATGCTCAATTTTTTTACAGCATGATTCCTAAGTAGATTTTGTGGAGAGATATCTCCATCGATTTGCACTTGTTCAGAATTTTCGTAAACTTTGCTTTTGCTTTTCGACTTATCAATCTCATCATCACCAACAATGTGAATGTTTAAGAAATTGCGAACGCAACGAACGAATGCACGATTTGTAGCAATAGTTTCAAGAAATTTAGCGCAGAAGTCATTAGTATTTTCTAATGAGGCATTAGCCATATCTTCGAACTCCACACAAATGCCACTTGTTTCAAAATTACCTATCCAATTTATTTTACATTTAACAACGACATAATCTCTTTCGGATTTAATAACCTCATAAGAGACTGAATTAAATCCTCGCATTTTTGCGAGATCTTTCAATCCACCAAGCTTAATAAGTAATTGATTATCTGCCAACCCTTCAATGGTGGGAGGCATTTCTAACTTTCGAAGTTCGAACCAATCTTTATTTGGGTAAAGATGTTCTGCTTTAACCATAGCTCGCCAATTAATTGAGCCATCTTCGTTAAAGACGTATTCTACGTTAGATAGGAGTCCGTTCGCTTTCCTCAAGTTTTCTTGAGCATTCTTGGGGTTCTGAGCTTGCGCTTTCGATTGTTTCTCTGATGATGAAGTCATAAATATAGAAGTGTTCTGCATCTTTCCAAAATGCATCATCATCATGCATCACTTCATTAAGCATGTCAAGTTTTTTGTTTGCATTTAAATGAGCTTCGCTCGGATATAGAATCCCTTGAGAAATTAAAATTTTATTAGTCAAGAAATATCCATTTTGTTTTGTAATTTTTGCAACTCTTTCTTTTACGTTATCTAAATCTACTCTAAAATCAAAATAGTGATTTCTTATTTGAGCGATGTTTTCATCATTATCTACGCAAATTGTAAAATTTATTTTGCACTTTTTTACTAGATCAAAATAATCATTACTGATCGAAGTGTCTTTAATTTTAAAATAAATATGCTCTATGTTCGACGCGAACTGCTTGATTAACGGAATTGGAATTTCATTTGCTGCGATGATTTTTGTTTTATAATTTGCGCACCAGAATGCGATTGTTTGATCATCATTATGAAGATCCGCTCTAATATAAAGAGTCTTGCTTTTTTGATCCTCTAAATTTGCTCTAAAGTTTGGGACGATTTCTACAAATGGAACATGGTAGTGACTACCTATTCTCAAAGTATTAAAATTAATTTTTTCTTCTACTTTTAATAGATCAAAAATTGACTGAGCAATTGTTTCTGGTTTAATTGTTCGAATTGTTTTTGGGCTTTCTTGATAAGAGAATGAGGGTTTATTACCATTCTTTTCAGACTCAATTACGATAACATTTTCCTTTGATGACCAATATGGATATGCATTTGCTGCGTAGGTATGCGAGTATAGCACAACAATTGGTACGTCATACATGCTGGCTATATGAACTGGCAAACTATCAATCCCAAGATGTAGTTGAGATCTTTTGATTAAATATGCTGATTGCTTAAAGTTTAAATTAAGAAAACAGCCGTCAACATTATCCAATTTTGGATCTTCCGCTCCACCTATTTGATATATCTTATAACCCCTTTTATTTAAAGTAGATTTTATAATATTTAAAACCTGCGGGAAATATTCGTAGTTCTTCGAATCAATTCTTTTGTCCGTATGAATTGTAATATATTTTTCATCAAGGATTGGGTAAAAATGCTCGCACAGGTATGGCTTGCCGATTTTTACACCAAGCGCTTTTGCGTATTCTTCTATAAGATGTGACATATTATACTAATGAAAATTGAATTTTATCTTTTCCGTTATGTTGGTAAGCGAAGAATTTTTGAGTTGTGGCGTGTGGCAAAAATGCCAATTCAAAAAATCCTTTGTGTGCGCCTTGGCCTTCCAAGAATAATAGATTGTCACAAATTGGATTATATGGCAATACCTTATGCACTGCTGGATTATCTCTAATCAAATCAAAAAATTTAGGCTCGGTGAAAATATAAATATTATACTCTGGATACAAGGATTTTAAATTTTCAAGAAGCGAATTGACCATTAAAACATCTCCACCTGATTGTGGAATTACTACGGCTAATCGTTTACCTTCGTCATCCTTATCTAAAAGATCTTCAAAATTAATTTGTTTAGGCTTATTTAATTTTTGCTTTGCTTGATTAATAAGATGATCGTAAATTTGTTTTCTTGAGATGCCAAATTTTAACTGATTCATCCATTCGAGACAACTAGCATGATTTTTATCTATCTTTTCTTTAAGAATATTTGCATACAGATCTACAACAAAATCTTCATTGCTTTCAATTTCTGGCATTGCGTATGCAATGTTTGGATCTTCTTGTTCGAAAGAAAAATCATAATCAACTTCTGGAAATGAATCAAACATTTCTTCAAGCTTCTTGCCGATTACTTCGACAGAAAAATTATCTATTGTCCACTTTCGGGCAGCTTGCCCAATTCTAATTTTCTTGTCAGGATGCATAAAAAAGACTTCGGTAAGTCTTTGATTAATGCTTTGCGGACAAGTTGAAGCTTTAATGAACTGAGTTCCAGGCTCTCTATACTCCGTCCAATCCAATGACATGCCTCCACTTTCCGTGGTGCAACTATCTTCGCCACAAGAATAATTAGTAACCAAAGTAATAAGTTCCGCAAGCTTTGCTTCTTGAATAGGAATTTCTTGCCCACCACTTGTAAATGGGTGACAATATACATCCATCAAGTTGTAAATCTCATTCAATTGTTTGTCAGAAACTCCAGCCGTAACATTTGTAGTTACTTGACTATTCGGATTGCCACAAAACTTGCATCCAATATTTTGTCGAGTAAATGGCTTGACTTCATAATTATTACAAGCATGACAAAAGTAAGTTGTATAAACTAAATCTGCGGGAATATTTTTTTCCCTTAACAATCTTGGAATATCCCAACCCTCAGACCAGTGAGTATGAAGCAGTAGCTTTGCATTTGCTTGAGGATTGTTAAATCTAAAAATGGAAAAGCCTTCGAGCAAGTTGGGTACTGACTTTCTTAATTGGTTTCTAAATACAAATCCAATTAAAAAAGAATCATCTAATCCAAAGTTCTTTCTTAACTTTGTTCTTTCTTCTTCTTGAATCTTAAAAAATTTAGAAGTATCTAAACAACCCCGCAAAGTTTTAACATTACTGTAACCTAATCCTTTTAATGCTCTTTCTGCAAAGGAAGCCCAAACATAATAGTTTTTAATTTTAGGAGCCGCATTAACTGCATCTGGTAAAATTGGCAAACTGTCCAATGTCGTCCAAATTACTGAATTAATTTTGCTCCACCAAGGCTTGTCCCAGTATCCATTAAATCCCCAAATATCTTCTGCGCCAATATAGATATCTGGTTTAACTAATTTAATTAAATCATCAATCATTCCAGCTCCATAGCCCAAACTTCTTTCAATGTTTGGATCTTGAGCTTTTAGTTGCTCTAGTTTTTGCTGGTTTGGATAAGTGCCATAACTCTTCCAAGGTTGCCTTGCTGTTTCTTCAGACTCAAATGGCATTCCATTTGCAGCTTCAATTATCTCATACTTTCCAGTATTGAATAAATAGCGAAGAATATTTTTAGCATTCTTACCGAAACCAGTAAATGCTCTAGAGTAATTAGAATGAAAGAGGATTTTCTTTTTCATTATTCTTCTTGCTTAGATGAATTCTTTCTATTGGAAAATACTTGGGATAGCGAGAACTTTAAGAATTCACCCAAGGCTTCAGCTTCTCCTAATTCAATTCCAATTCCAAACTTTTGATTTCCATTTCTTGAGATAGAAAAAGAAAATGCATCAGCGCCATCCTTCTTTTGATATGGCTTGAATGAAATTTGAGTCTTGTTATCTTCGTATGTATGAAAGGCTGAAAAGTCTTTATATTGCCTAATTGAATATAGGAATCCGCCTATTTCATTAACATTTAATTTAATGTTTAAATTTTTTTCTGGATTCTTTGCATTTTCAGAAAATGAACCCGTCTTGGTATTTTCATTCCAAGAAGCTTGTTGAATAGCGCTTACATAGACGACTTTCTCGCCATTTTTACTTTCTCCCAATTTAAATTGAAAAGCACATCCAGTAACTTTTGAATTAGGTTTATATAGACTAAAATTCATACAAGATTATAATTAGTTAAGATTAACTTTCTAGAAAGTGTAAAAATTTAGATATGGCCAATAATTATCAAAAAGTAGCACAATTATATACGTTGTCTGGAAGCGGTATCACTACAATTACTGGAGCGAGCGTAATTCATGCATTATACAACGGATCAAATACTCAGATGACCATGAGGATTGATGGCGCTCATACAATTCATATTCCAACAGATCAGTATGTGACGTTTCCGAATCCTGTAGCATTTTCAACTATTAGGAATCTCTCTGCAACTAATACGGGAGTTATTTTATATAGTTAAAAATGCCAAATCCAGTTTACAAATCAGATTCAGTATATCACGGTAAAGCTGCTCCTCAGTTTTCCTACATCTATGATGGGGATACTCAGGAATGGCGACCGATGACTCCTGCTGATTTGGCTGGATTGGGTGAAAGCGATTTACTTAAACCGCCAGCGCTTTCGGTTTATAGAAACGTTAATTTATCAGGAGAGATTTCAGAAGTAAATAATGGAGCTACAAAATTAGCTGGATTTTTTGTTGATAACAATTTGAATGATGAGCCTCTCTTTGTTCAATTTTATAGTAATCCATATACTGCTGAATCTACTCCATTCATAACTTATCCAATTTATGCACAATCTACATTGGATCAAAGTTTTTCTTATCTGGTTCATGGATTTCAAGGTATCTTAGTTAAAATTTCGGAAGATAGAGAGGGTCTTTATCCTTGGCCTGGAAATAATGGGACTGGCCTTATTGCAAATATTTATTATAGAGCTTAATTATGCCTCTATATAAAAGAAGAGTTCAAATACCAACTGGTCAGTTCGTGACAACTGGTCAAACTGGGCAATTTTTTCCTAGTAGTGAAACTGGAAAATTTGTGCCTACGGGCTTTCCAATTTTGGGAGTAAACGGAGAAAAATATTCAGATACTGAATTTGTATTCTCAAACAGTAATTATCCTAAAGCAAATGCCCAGTATTCAATTTTAATGAGATCAAGTGGTACTGAGGGGGTTGATTTTAGTGATGACTCAATTAATAATGTCGCTTGTTTTAAAGTAGTATTACCTAAAAATTATTTAAATCAATCTTGGTTAATCAAAAGCGAAGTATTAGGAATTGGTCAGCATTGGAATGGCGCAAAAAATCAAAGCTTTACTGCGGACTATTCTGCAATTGTCACAGCTTCAGACAATTCATATAATTTAACTGGTCCTTTTTATACAATATATACAAAAAGCCAACCCACTTACTCTGGGACGTTTGACATTTGGGAAAGTGGAGTGATTGTAAAACTATTTGATTCAAATGATACAAAAACTCAATGGACCGCAAAAATAGGAATTATTCAATCTATTCAAGATGAAGATTTGAATCTTTTGAATTCAATTGAAAGTATAAACGCTTATATAGCAAATAATGCCAATACAACTATAAGCTCGGCTTCTGATATACAAGTTTATAATTTAGATGAGCAGATTCCGATTGTAGATGCTGGAATTGATCCTTCCTCACTAAGTGATAATATTATAGATGGTGGAGATGATGATTTAATTCTATTTAATTTAATTGAAAGCGTTAAAACTTGCATTCAAAATAATCCAAATTTAGTAATAAATGCGCCACCAGATCTACAAACGTGCGATTCCAATTCTCAAACTTTAATTTTAGATGGTGGCGCAGATTCTATTATGTTGATTAATAACAACTTAGATGGCGGAGTAGATTAAAAAAATTTTTACTTTTTTTGCTAATTTTGTGTAATAGCCTATATATTTTAACTTATGGCTATTAATATCGATCACACTAATTCGGCAATCATTACTCTTCGTGGCCCTAGCAACGCAAGCGTAAACGATACAATTAACTTCGTATTCCCAAATACTCAATCCGCAAGCGCAAGCCTTCTTCTCTCTGGAGAAGCTGACATCAGTGCGATTTCTGGATTGGTTTCCGCATTGGGACAGAAAGTAGAAAAAAGCGTAACTGGCTCTGCAGCAACCAAAAATTATGGAACAGCTGCTGGAGAAGTACCAATTCTCGATGGAGATGGCAAATTAGAAGGATCTTTGATTCCTTCTATCGCTATCAGAGATACTTATCAAGTAAATACATTATCCGATGCGACTTCCTTATCCAATGCTTGCATTGGAGATTTGGCTATCGCAACAGGAGATCAAAAAAATTACATCCTTTGCTCTGCTGCAGCTAGTGGATACCAAACTCAAGCAAACTGGAAAGAAATCAAATTCCAAGAACAAACTGTATGCTGCGTCAATAATTTAGCAGGAGCAGTAGTATTAGACGGTTCAAACGTTTCTTTAAGCGCAAGTTCAGTGAATTATGGTGGACAATCAATTGATACTGCAGTCGAAGATCTTTATACAGATAAAGCTGATAAATCCTGTTTGAACAATTATGTTACTACTGGTGAGTTAGCTACCTGTTTGACAGAGTATCCAACTTGCACTGTAGTAGATCAGTGTTTGGCAAATTATGAAACATGCTCTAACTTCAGCACAACTTTGATGGATTACATCTATTCGTCAGACGTTACCACCTGCTTAACAAATTATGTATTAAAAACTGAAACTGGTTCTGCTGCATCTTTAGACGTTGGAACATCTGTTGGTAATGTGGTTGTTGTTGAGGGCGATGGAAAAATTAACTATTCTATTCTTCCTACATTAGCAATTACTGATACATTCTTGATTGATGCTTCTGGAGATTTGTTAGGTTTGACTTCTGCTGAACAAGGTGATATCGCGATTGTCACTGGCGCAGTCAAAGCCAACTATATTCTTCGAGGAGACACTTATTCACAAGCTGAAGATTGGGTTCAACTCGCTACAACTTTCGGAGCAATCACTGGAGTTAATGGTTTAACTGGAGTAGATGGAAACGTAAATGTTGGAGTTGCTCACATTGATGTCGCATCCACTTCAACAATTTATGATGGTGGTACTCTCTTGGCAGCATTAACTGGAATTGATGGCAGAGTTGGCGTAATAGAAGGAGACTATCTCACAGAAGGTGAAGCTACAACCTTATTCGCTGATTACGTTTTGACTGGAACTGCTACTGGCATTTTCAATACAAAATCTGACAATGGTCATGGTCATGCAATTTCTGACGTAACTGGTTTGGCAACCTGCTTGAATTCAATCACTACTTTCTATACTGGTGCTGGTTCATACGCAGCAACTCAGAACGCATCAAACGCAGCGATGAATGAAGCTCTCGGAGATTATTCTGTAGCTTTAGGTTATGGAGCAAAAGCTGTTCAAGACTACGAAGTCGCTCAAGCTGCTGGATGGTTCAGCACTGTTGGTGACGCTCAAGTCAGCAAGATTCCTGCAAAAGCTTCTACAAGTTCAAGTTCATTGGAAGTAGTCGCTTCAGTCGAAATGGAAGCTTCTTCAAACATAATGTTCTCTGCTACAATTATAGGTAGAGGTGCATCTTCAAATTATGCAGCTTTCAAAGTTGAAGGTGCAGCTCAAAAATCTGCTGGTGGAACAGTCAGCATTTTGAATGCAACAAGCGTTAATATTTTCGAAGATAACGCTGGTGCATATACTGCAGACGCTTATGTACACGGCTCTACTGGTATTGCATTCAAAGTCGAAGGTGACGCTGGAATGAAATGGGTATCTGATGTCAATGTTGTAAAAGTAAAAATCTAATTAAGCGTCATTATTAATCAATTTAACTAAATAATAATATGGCATTTAATTTCGATCATACAGCCAGTGGTGACATGACTTTTGTCGGTGGTCACTCGGCTTTCGTGGGTGAGTTCATATTTCCTAAACCAGCTAACATGGCCCAAGAGGGTATGTTGATGGTCGGAGGTGGCTTATTCAGCATTGAGGCAATTAGTGGTCTTCAAGCGGAACTTAACTTAAAAGTTCCTACTGGAGAATTCAAGAGTGTTGGATGTAAAAATGCAGAAAATTCTGCAAATAGCATTCCGCTTCTTGTTAGCGATGGAACAGGTGGAGGTTTGTTAGCAGTAAGCACAATTCCAGCATCTATTCAAAACAGCATCTTTGTTTCTCCAACAATAAATGGTTTAACAAACTTAACATCAGCAAATAAAGGAGATTTCGCAACAGTTACTGAAAACAGTTCTACTTATGTATTGACTGGTTCATCATTCGGAAATTCTGCAAACTGGCTCCAATTGCAAAACGCAGATTTGACTATTCTTTCAGTAAACGGTTATACTGGATGCGTTCAAATCAGCGGCAATGACCTTGTGTTGACATGTGGTCAATATAATGGATGTACAGCCGATCAAGCAGTAGATTGTCTTTATTCATGCTTGGTAGATGATGTTAATGATCTACAAGCAAATTACGTAACATATACTAGCTTCGATGCTCCAGCTGGAACAATTGGCTGTTATATGAAAACATGTGATTTCACAACTAATTGTTTAGATGTGCAATATTTGACTACTGGTTTCGTAAGTGACTGCTTGGCATGCTATGAAACAACTGCAGCATTTACTGGAACTATTGTTGATTACGTTCCTTATGCTGAAGTCGATGAGACTGCATATCGCAATACTGGTTTGCTTTCTGGTGAAGTTGTTGTCGTTGGAGATGGTGGAGTTATTGATAAATCATTAATTCCTAGCTACAACTATAACGATACATTTGAAATTTCAAGCAGTGGCGAATTAGCATCATTACTCACTGGAGAAGTTGTTCATCTTGGAGATTTTGCAATCAATACAGTCGAACCAGCAACATACATTTATACTACAGGTGGTTGGGTTCAATTTGTTGATGATCATGGAGCAATTTACTTTGTAAATGGTCACTCTGCAGATGGATTTTCCAGCGTAACAATTGACAGTTCTGACATTCATTATTGCCAATCCCAAAATACTCACTTAAGCGAGTGCATTTCAGCAATCGTTTCTGGTATTCAGGCTGTAGAAGGAGATGTAAAATCCTGCGCAGAATTCACTGGCGAAAGAGCGCATTATACATTGACTTCAGTATTCAACTGCATTGCTGCAACCAAATCAGCAACTGGTCATGGTCATGCCATGAGCGATATATCTGGATTGAGCGCATGCATTGATCCAATGAAAGCATTCGTTCAAGGTGATTTGATTAATCTTGCATGCAGTTATTCATTGATGCTTGATCCTAATAGTGCAACTACAGTAAGTGGCGCATTAGTATTGGGTCAAAATGGAAAAGCTCAAAATCAACACTTCTCAGTAGTTAATTCTGCTGGATGCTTCGCTGAAAATGGAGACGCTCAAACTGTAAAATTCGTTGGTAAAGGAAACTTCACCAGCAGTTCATTCAATGATATCGCTCTCGTTCCTGTTGATCAATATACTGCTGCATTTGTTTCTGCTGAAGTTATTGGCAGATCATCTGATGATAGCGAAAGTGCAGCTTATTCTATCCAAGGTTTATTTGCTAGAGAATCTGGCAACTTAAACAAAGTGGGTTGTGAGTCAGTAACTACATTCGCAACAACTGATAGTGGTTATGGAGTTGAATTCATTACAACCAATGATTACGATGTTCATCTTCGCGTCAAAGGTAGCGCAAGCACTGAAATGCATTGGGTCGCGAATGTTAATTATGTAAAATTAACAGACAGTTCAAATGGTGGTGGTGGCGGTGGAGTCGGAGCGTATTTCTCTGGCGCTAATGACGCATGGTACACATTGTCAAATAACTGGTATGTTAATTCATTAATGACCAATCAAGCAACTTCACTACCTTCTAGTGACACAAATGTTGTCATGAAGGGCGTAACTGGCGCTTTGGTTGATCTTAGTGATCCAGCATGGGTACAACCTGCTTCAATCGATACGACTGAAGTTACAGATAGCAATGGCATATGCTTTGTTTCTGGAACATTCAGTGGAACAATCTACGGAAATGCTACATTCTTAAATGGAGCAATTTTCGGCTAACAATTAACTATAAGGCCCCACCTTCGGGCGGGGCCTTATTTATTTTTTTAACTTTTTTATAATTTAATATATGAGTCTTATAAGTGGTAACGTAACATTCGGTGCTGACGCAATTAACTGTTCATCTAGTTCAATCTTAGGTGCTGCAGCTTTCATTGATACAGCAAGTAATCAAGGTACAGTAAGTGTAGCTTCATTCTCTGATACAGCAGTCAACGAAGGAACTGTAGTATCTGCAGTTTTTGGTGATGGAGCTGTAAATGTCGGATCATTGACTTCTGGTACTTTTTTAGGTACAGCGGTTAATAGTGGAGTTGTAGATGTTGCTGAATTCTTTGGAACTGCATCTAACGTGGGAGTTATTGTTGAAGCGGCAAAGTTCGCGGATACATCTTCAAACGTTGGAATTGTTTCTGGTTCAGCTATCTTCGCAGATGAATCAATAAGCGATGGAGTTGTTGAAGGAGCAATTGAAATTGCTCAAACTGCAACACAAGGCGAAAATCAAGCGTTGACTGAAACTCCTACAGAGTATACTCAAGCAAATGGATTCTTTCCAAATGCACATTATAGTGGCGGATCTAAAGTTGCACCTGCAAATTATGCAACAGTAGTTCATCAAATTGGCAGTTTTTGGTACAAATATGATGATAATGGAAATGGTTCATTAGCATCAGGAAAATATAAAGATGGATTTTCGGTATTTATGTTTGTCAATGGAACAAAGGGTGAATCAGCAAATCCAGAAACATTAATTGCGCAAAGTACAACTTATTATTATCTTGGTAATCTTGAAAATGGAATTGTATTATATCAAGAATCAGCATTGTCAAATCCAGCGCAAAACTTACGTTTTGTAAATGGATCTGATTTATTAACTACTGATGCTTCTGGATTAGTTACTTTAGAAGTCATCAATACTATAACGCATGGAGGCGATACTTATTATTATACTGGTTCCTTGAGTGATGGAAATAAATTATACAATCAGGATTTAATAAACGTAGCTACAAATTTAAATTTAACGGGTCTTAATTTAAATAATGATGGAAATGATGACACAATCACGACCAATTCATCGGGAGAGATAACAATCACTCTTGGACAAGAGGGGCCCCCTGCACAAGGAACATTTATTAGAAGTGAAACTGTATATACAGGTGTATTCTCCTTTGCTGGCGTTAACTATGGAGGTGGTTTTGCAAATGGTACTCAAGATATTGTTGCTAATGGAACAGGTGGCGAAGAAAATGGTACATACTATCCTCCTTCAGCAGGAACAACGGTTACAAGTGGAACTATTGATATAACCATCAATGGTATGATTTATAATGGTGGCACTGTTTCTTGGGTGACAGATGGAGCAGGTGACTTTACTCAAGAATTTAGTCTTGAGAATGGAGACATTATACAGGATAATGTTGAAAATCAACCATTTACAACCGTGTATTCAGATGGCGCGGGCGGTTATTACACAAGCTAACAAAATTAGTAAAAAATTAATGGTCCAATCCCATTGATTTTTACTTTAAATTCAAAAGAGGGAGGAGTTTTGGCTCCTCCCTCTTTTTGCTTTAACCATTAAAGCTTAAATTTATTATATAAATATATGCAAGTTCAACTTCAACAACCCAAAAAGATAGTTTTAAAGCCAGCTGAACCAGAAGAGTCGCTTGAAATTACTGAAATCAAAGTAACAGTAATTGATGATGTTCAAAATAGACGAGTGCTCGCTTTTATCGAAGGCATTAGAGATCCAATTTTATTGAGCGATCTATCTGGAGATAATTATGATAATCCAGAATGGACGAATGAAAGCGTTATAAGAGCTTTAGAAAACTTT